GGTGCAAGTCCTTTTAAGCCTTATTCCATGCGGGTTGCAAGAGGTTTGGTGCAACTATGGTACAGTCGCGTCCTGAACCTAGGAGGTAACAAATGGCAGCATTCGAGCAACGTGGTGACAAATGGCGCGTGTTGATCCGTCGCCGGGGCTTCCCGACCATGTCTAAGACCTTTGGCAGAAAGGATGATGCGGAGCGCTGGGCTACGATGATTGAGCGCGACATCGACACGCGAGGCATCAACAGCACCGCGGAGTTGAAGCAGCACACGGTCAACGCCCTCATTGAGAAATTCGAGGAGGAGATCCTGCCGGCGCGGGGTAGCCGGAGCTTTGAGCAAAAACGCATCAACATCTTCAAGAGGCAGCGATGGGTTCAGCTCACACTCGCGGACGACCTTCCGTTCCACCTCAGAAAATTTCGGGACGACCGTCTGCTGATCAACAAGCCTGTCACGGTGAATCGAGACCTGGCCATCCTCTCCACGATTTTTGACTATGCGATCAAGGAGTGGAGCGTCCCACTGGCCGCCAACCCCGTGAAGCAGATCAAGCGTGCAGTCATGACGGACAGTGGCGAGCGTGACCAGACGTGGACCAATGAGCAGCTGGATGCCTTCTTGAAGGAGCTGGGCTGGAGTTTTGACAAGGCCCCTGAAACCGCAAAAGAGTGGCTGGGCTGGGCGATGGTGTTGGCCAGGAAGACTGGTCTGCGTCGGGCCAACGTTTTGGGGATGCCGGTAGAGCGCATCAACCTGGAAAAGCGCGTCATCCAGTTCAAAGCCGGGGAGGTCAAAAACCGCGAAGACTATGACTGCCCGTTGACGGCGGAAGCCCGGGACCATATCAAGCGGCTGATCGATCTCACGAAGGCGAAAGCTGGCCCGCTGTTCCCGTACAGCGGGACGCAAATGGGACTCGTCTTCCACCGGGCCCGCGAGACCATGGCGCTGACGCAGCCGTGGGTCGAGGACTACGTTTTCCATAGTCTTCGGCACACCTTCACTACCGAGATGTCCGAAAAGATCCCGGACAAGATGACGCTGATGCGCATCACGGGCCGTCGTTCTCTGAAGAGCTTGGTGCGCTACTACCGCCCGAAGGCAGAAGACCTGGCCAAGCTGATGGACTGAACTCCCGCACCCACCAAACATGGACCTCCCCGTGGCTCAGCCACTCGGAGGTTCTTTTTCGTTCTGGCACATCGAGCGGGCCCGACACAAGAAAATGCCCCGACAGCCGGTGGCCGTGGGGCATGCGCTTCTCGTGAAGCTCCAGGAACTCGGCGCGGCCTGGGCGCCGGCTGAGCTTGATGACCTGCATCAATCCTCGAAAGTGGGCAGCGGGGCCCAGTGGGTAAAGAATTCGTTGTCACTGCCGAGCACCCCGTACAGGGCCACGCCAGCATCGCGTCGGACCAGCTGCAGCTTGGTGCCACGCGGGGTGCGCTCGTCGATGAGGCGCCAGTGGTAGCCCTTGTCCACCACGGCCGCGCGGTCGGTGGTCTGGGTGACGGTGGGCTCCTGCCCGGCGCAGCCACTGCAGCCAACCTGCTTATGGCCCTTGAAAAGCCGCCCGTCTACGACGCAAAGGGCATTGCTCATGCGTACACCTCCAGGGCCTTGAACGCCGCAGGGAACGAGCCCACCAGGATCTGGCGTGCCTGCTCCGCGATGACGCGATGTTCTTTCTGGGTGCCGTCCTCCGTGCGCAGGCCGATGTAGTGCAGCCAGGAGCGCAGGGTGCCCGCCATGTACATGCGGCTGGGGGTCAGGCCTTCAGGCAGCAGGGCTCGGGCCTGCTCCTTGGCGACGCCCTGTTGCAGGGCCAGTTCGTAAAACGCCTGGGCATTCTGAAGGACGTGGTGCTGAGCAGAGCGCCACCAGACATCCCGGTCCATGTCCTCGTTCAGGAGGCTGTTCTGGCGGTTGACAGGGTCTTGCAGGCGGCATTCACGGAAGCCTGCTTCAGGCAGCGCAGTCACATCCGCATACCGCTGGCTGAACTCCTGGAACGAGAAGCTGCGGTGACGCAGGATCTGGCGACCGATGTCTCGGGTGGTGTTGATCTCCAGGCATGCGCTGACCATCTCGAATGGAGACCAGTGCTTGTTGCGGATCAGGTAGCTGATCAGGCGGGCCGAGTCAGGGTTGTCCTGGTTCTCGGGGTTGCTGACTCGGGCCATGCGGGCCAGGAGGCTGTCGCCTTCGGGCGTGGCCCACACTAATTTCACGTTGCTCATTTGACTCTCCGGAATCTCACGTTGGCCTTCAGGCCGGCTTTGATACAGAGCCTGCTGACATAGGACGGCGAGATGCCGAACTCCTCTGCCAGCAGGTGGCGCTTCTCGCCCTCGGTGACACGGCGAACGATGGCGGCGTCTCGGTCAGCTGTGTCCTTCTTGGCCTTGAGCCGGCTGTTCAACCGGGTCTTGCGCCACTGGGTCAGCTCCTGCCACATCGTTTCGCCCATCTCGTAGGTCCAGAAGCGAAAGCCGCAGAACAGGCAATGCCGTCTGCGGACTGTCGTGCCTTCTTCACCCTGTCGGGTCGTGGAGACCAGCGTGGTCTCCGAGCACTGGGGGCACTTCATTGCTTGGGTGCGTACTCTTTCCAGATAGCGTAGTCGGGGTCGATTGCGCGGGCTTCAGCCATCAGGTGGGCGCGCTGCTCGCGGCCACGGCGCCAGGCGGACTGGTCGTCCGAGTAGTCGAAGTACCAGTCGTGGGATGCGAGGGCCTTGCGGTACGCAGCCAGGCGCTCCTCGGGGGTCTGTGGATTCATAGTTCAGCTTGGGGTTGCCTTGCGGCGGAACAGCGAACGGCGCTGGGCCGGGGCGGGTGCGAGGAGCGCACGCTGAACGGCTGCATCTGCACCAGTGATCTTGGGGCGGCTCTCCCAGTAGGTGCCGCGCTCCGTGTCGAAATGGATCTGGTGTTGGCCCGTATAGCGGGCGCCAATTTGAACTGCCATGACTCTTGTTTCTGCTAGTTATACTGACCCTTACGGGCGCGCGACTTCCTTGATGAAGAAGCCTTCCGGGCTCAGGTAGCCCTTGCGGTCCTTGATTTTCTGGTACGAGGCCTTGCCGCAATCAACCAGGTCCAGGTCCACCAAGGCGGACACATTGATCAAGACGATCAGGATGTCACCCAGCTCCAGGCGCATCTTCTCGCGGTCGCCGGCCACCAGCTCTTCACGGAACTCTGCCACCTCTTCATCCAGCTTCTTCAGCTGGGCTTGGGGTGTTGCGTTCGGGATGATCTTGCGGGCCTCGGCCCACTGGATCACCTTCATTTCGAGGTCTGCAAAGCTCATCAGAAGTACCCCAGCACGGCGCCCAGAGGGGCTACGAAAACGCCAATGCAGCGGGCCACCAGCAGGCCGTCGAAAGACGCGAAGCTGGTGTGGCAGATGGCGACGATGTTCATGACCCAGCCGTAGCCGGTGGCCAGGATGACGGCCAAGTAGATGAGGGGCGCGAGGAGGTAGATCACAGGAGGTTCTCCATTGCGAGGCGGTATTGCAGGATGCTCAGGTAGTACTCCATCGCATTGAGCTGCTTGTCCAGGACGTAGCGCTCGTCGAAGCTGAGAGCCTGGTAGGTGCTCGACCCGATGAACGCAGCCAGCTTGGCGGTGCGCTCGCGGAGTTCATCGGCTTCAACCTTCAGGCGCTGCACGTGGGCAGGCGCTTCAGACAGCTGCTCGGCGCTCATGCCGGGCCTCCGACGTCGCGAGGGAAGCGGTCACCGGCCCGGCCCAGAGGCACCTTCATGGGCGTGGAGCGCTTCTTGTTCGCTGCGACCATCTGCTCGGCGATGTCCTGCATCCACTTGCGCACGTCTTCCTGACGCCAGCGCGGGCTTTTGACACCCGGAACAATGAAGCGAGGAGGCAGAGTTTCCGGGCGGGCAGAAACGTCCATCTTGATGCGGCGAACGGAGCGTCCGAGCAGCTGGCCCAGGTCTTCAGCGGTGAGGAGTTTCAGGTCTTCCATGTTCGATCTTTGTGGCTGATGTTTGAAGTTGGCTAGTATAACTAGCTTTCCAGATCCTGGCGGTAATTTCAAGGGTGCGAACGCGCTGTTCCAGCATGGCAATGCGCGCATCCGTCGCGGTCTTGGCCCGGGCCACGGCCAGCATGACGCAGACCATGGCGCCCGTGAGGAGGGCTACCTGCAACACCAGCCAGGTCATTGCGGCGCCTTGATGCGGGAGGCCAGCTCCTGCAGGTAGTTGGCCAGCTCGGCCGCGTGGTCTGCCATCTTCTGCAGATCCTGGTCGCCACCCTTGGCCCGTTCGCGCATGGCGTAAGCCAGGATCGTGCCCTTGTGGTAGCCGCGGTACTCCTCGGGGGTGAGCACGGCACGCATCACCTTCCAGGGCTCGTAGATGCCCAGGGCCTTGTAGTGGTCGCCGCCAGTCTGGGGGATCTCTTTGGTTTTCGAGAGGTTCACTTCGACGACGTTGTCGACGACCCCGGCAAGGCCCCGTCGTTCGATAATCGCTTGGTTGATGTACTCGCTCAATGTCGGTCGCGGCACAACGGCGGTGGGGTAGCTTGGTTTGGTTTCGGACATAGGGGTTTCTCCTTACTTATGGAATCGGGTGTCACGCCAGCCCTCGGCCGCGAGGGGCAGGCCTTGGGCCCAGGCCGGTTTGACGCACATCAGGGCGCAGACCTCATCGACGCTGCCCCAGCCCTGGCGCACCAGGTTCAGCAGCTCGTCGTGGATGCGCAGGATCACGGCGTAGTTGGCCGCCTGCAGGTTGACCTGGGCATTCAGCAGCAGGTCGCGGGCGGTGCCCTGCACGGCGGACTGGAAGATCGAGCTGCCGATGAGCTTGCCGCGGCGCCACTGCTTGGTCACGCTGTCGACCTGCATCACCGTCACGGTGTCTTTCCAGACATCTTCCTCAACGATGATGGCCTCGCCAGCCTCGTCGTAGCCCACTGTGACGGACTTGGTCCAGGGCGCCTTGGTGCTCTGGATCTTGGGCTCGGCCCAGCAGATGAGCCGGCCCGACGGCAGACGCATCCACAGGAAGTTCTTGTGGCAGCACAGCTCCAGCTTGGAGCCGGCCTTGATCCAGACACCGGGCTGCTCGACCGCCTGGACTGCCGCGTCGCCGCACTTGTACCAGAGGGCCTTGACCCGCTTGTACTCGGTGCGGTAGGCGTCCACGATCTCCTTGGCGCGCTCTTCCGTGAGGATCACGCCGTAGCCCGCGGCATAGTCGATCAGGCCTTTCCAGCCCTGGCCAAACATGCAACCGAGCACGGCGGCCTTCGACATCTGCCGCTGGTCCTTGGTGACCTCGTCGTAGGGGATGCCAAACAGCGAGCTGGCCGCGAAGGTCTTGTACTCGTCCAGGCCCTGGGCGAACATGCCGACCTTGTCCATCTGGTCGGCCAGCCACACGCCCACCCGGTTCTCCACGGAGGAGAAGTCAGCGTCGATGAACTCGTAGCCCTCGGGCGCCTTGATCATGCCGCGCACGCAGGACGACACCGCGCTCATGAGGTCGTCGCCGTAGAGCATGTGCGCCATGTCATAGTCGCCCGAGGTGAGCACCTGGATGGCGAGGGGGATCTCGTGATCCTTGAGGCTTGGCCGGCTCAGGTTCTGCAGGTTCACACCACCGCGGCTGGCATCACGGCCCGTCGAGGCGCCGTGGTAGATCAGCATGTTCTTCAGTGTGCCGTCTGCCGCGGCCACCTCCAGCATCTTGGGCAGCTTGGCCGTGCTGGTCTGGCTGACCTGGGCCCGGATCTGCAGCGCCCGGTAGACGTCAGGGTCCAGATCGGCGCGGCGCAGGGCGACCTCAATGGTCTCTGCCTGCATGTCCTCGAGCGCAAGGTCTGAGTTCTTGTTGACCCAGGCGCGCAGCTTGGCGGCCTCAGAGCCGGCGTCCACCGCCCCGCCTGTGATGCGGTGAAGCTCACGATTCAAACGTAGCTTCTCGCGCTCGACGATGCGGGAGATGTTCTGGATGCCGACGATGTCGATGGGGACACCGTGCTGGTTGACCGTCTGGGTGATCTCCCAGTAGTGCTGCTCGATGGCGCTGAGCCGGCGCAGCTTGCGCGCGATGGCGCCCTCGGCCACGACGTCCTGCTCGCAGTACTGGACCAATTCCAGCATCAGCTCGTCGGAGTTCAGCCAGCGGCCGCCCTTTTCCAGCCAGGTGCGGTGCCGGGTGAGGGCAGCCTTGTAGCTGGCCGGCCGGCCGTAGTCGGCTTCTGGCCTGACCTTGGGCTCCTTCTGGGGGACGCACAGCCGCTTGATCAGCTCGTCGCCGCGGCTGCTCTTCATGTACTCGTCGGCCATGCGCAGGGCTTCGCCGCACTTCTTCAGCGACTGGGGCAGGTTCATCGCAGCCGCTTCAGCCATGGTGTCCACCAGCTGGCTCACAGCCAGGCGGGGGAAGCCGTGCTTGGGGACACAGTGCAGGTTCCAGGCGTGCCACTCGAACATCACGTTCCAGCCCGCCACGGGCTTGCCGGCCTGCACGTATTCGACGACGTGGTCGGGCAGCGTGGCAGACCAGTCGATCCCCTCCAGCGAGAGCTGTGCGGCCAAGCCCGGGGTCACCTCGGGCAGCCAGACACCGGCGTCGCCCCCGTCGTAGCGCCAGGCCAAGCAGAGTGGTCGGGCATCCCGGTCGGCAAAGTACTGGGGCAATCCCAGCGCGATGTCGGTGCCCGAGCGAAACTCAAAGTCAATTCGTAGCATCTTGGGGTTTCCAGCAGGGGCACTCGCGGCCCTCCCAGTCACCCATCAGGTATGCGTCGATGACAGCATAACTAGCAGGCTTGGGCGAAAAGCAAACCCCCAGTGGTTCAGACTGGGGGTTCTTTTTGAAGAAGAGGCAGGTGCCGCAGGACGGTTCTGTCATGGTGTGTAGCTGGGAGGCGCCAGGCTCGCATGAAGCAGCGTGACTCAAGGCTCTCTATCGACTTACGCTCCGCGTGCACGTTGAAGATGTGCAGTTGAAGAGTTGACACGGGGCTGGGCCGTGTCCCTGGCGCCTCTCACGTCGAGGTGCTGTTCGACCGCCCCGGAACCCCAGGACGCAGCACCTCGACGTGAAAGTCCCCGCTACTTTCCCGGGGTGGTCACCGCGTCTTGCCTTCGGTTCTCGGCGTGCTCAGGATCTTTCTGTCCGTCGAGTTTTCGGGTACTGACCTGGTTGAGCGCTCAACCCCAGACTTCGCCTACTTCGTCTTCACATACTCATCCGTCATGCACTCTGGCAGGGGCAGTAGGACTCGAACCTACGACACCGGGGATCAAAACCCCGTGCTCTTCCAACTGAGCTATACCCCGATAACTTGTGGAGGAGGTGGAATCGAACCACCGACCACGGTCTCTACAGGCCGCTCTCTGCCACTGAGATATCCTCCGATCCCCGTACTCTCCGGGGTGTCACGCTGCAGGCCGCGTTGGCCCGGCTTTACGCCAGCGGGTCGTAGCCACCCTCGTCATCGTCGTAGCTGCCGAAGTCATCGTCAGCATCCGCGCCGCCGCCCAGGGCTTCGCCTTGAGTCACCAGCTGGATGTTGTTGATGTAGGCCCCGACGCCCGAGTCGCCCTTGGTGTAGGCCGACAGGTTGATCGAGATGCGACCGTAGTCGCCGCTCTTGATCTGCTTGTCAGTCAGGCGGATGAGCTTGCCTTCGGCGTCACGCATGGTGCCGACGACATCAGGGGCCTTCTTATCGTCACGCTTGGCGCTCACGATGTAGTGGCCGGCGCACTCGGGGCCGTAGGGGTCGCCGTTCTGCTTGCAGTCGGTGTCACCGTCGCGCAAGGGGTTCCAGAACTTCGGAGGCAGGCGCTTGCCCTTGGACAGCCAGGTCTCGTTCTTCAGCTCGTCGATGATCTTGCGGATGGCTTCGCCATCAGGCGAGGTCTTCGGGATCAGGGCGACGACCGAATACTCGTTCTTGCCGTTCTGCTTGTTCTCCTTCGGCGTGAGGGCGTGCAGGTAGGAGAAACGGCAGAGGTGCTTCGGATCCTTGGCGGAGCCGTGCTGGCCGATGACGTACTTACGACTCGCGTTCTTTTCTTCAGACATGTGTGCTTTCAGGAAAATGTGAATAGGTTCTAAACAGGAGCCCGAATGCTAGCATAACTAGCATCAGGCAACAACGGTCAATCAGCGAAATCTTCTTCAGCCGATGGTCCCGCTTCGTCCACGGACGGGCGAGGGTCAGACTCGAGCGCGACTTCCAGGGGGCCCTCGGGCTTGTGGAGCAATTCGCCCAGCACCTCCTTCAGTTTCTTGCGACCGAGCATCTTCTCCAGCTGGCCCAGGGGGATCAGCGGGCGCTCGGTCGACGGGGCCACGGTGGTGGATGTCACCGGGTAGCCCGCCTCAGCCAGGCGCTTGATGGCTGTCACGGGCTCCAGGATCACGCGCTTGGACGAGCCCCGCACGATCTTCAGCCCAGGCAGCGGCACGCCGGCCAGCTTGCGCTCATCGACCACAGACTTGACGTCCTCGGCCCACTTGCGGATCAGGTCCACCTTGGGGTAGGACTTCAGCAGCTCGCCGTCGGTCATCAGCTCCGGGATCATGAGGTTCGGGTCGATGCCTGACTTCGCGGCCTCGGACCGGGCACGGCACCGGGCACGGGCCCGGCAGAAGTGGCAGTGGTCACCCACCTTGAACACGGCGCCCTGACCGGTGTGCGCAGCCTGGGCTTTCGGCATGACCATGGTGTCGGCCCACTCCAACAGGTAGTCCTTGTCCAGGATCTCCGAGTTGAAGTTGCCCCGATAGGGCTGGGCGATGATGGTCTCCACCTCGGTGAAGGCGTAGATCATCTCGAAGGCATCCACGGCGCCCAGGGCGTACAGCCGCAGCTGCACGTTGTCCTCGGCGTCGACGTAGATTCCCTGGCCACCCTTCAGGTCGATCACGATGATGCGGTTCGGGGTGATGATGATGCAGTCGGCCGTGCCGAAGCCATCGGGCACCCAGCGGCTGTAGTCAAGCTTGCGCTCGATCAGCACAGTGACGTTGTCCACCCCGTGAGCATCGCGCTCCTCCACGATGCGAGCGATGACAAAGCCCACGTACTCGCGGCCCTTCTCCTTCTGCTCTTTCGTGGCGTGCTCGCTCTCGTCCAGGCCCTTGGACTGGTCGATGTACTCGCGGTGCGTGACCCGGCCCAGGTACTGGAGCAACTGCAGCTCACACCAGGCATGCAGCCAGGTGCCCGCCGCCGCGTAGGCGCTGGTCGTGTTGGGGAACAGCTCCTCCAGGAACGGCGCCATCGTGCACTCCATCCAGCGGTAGGCCCCGCTGGCGGACAGGCGTGCATGCTCTCGGTGGACGGCCTGGGCGACAGGGGTCTCGGGGACCAGGTGCTGCTCGATACCCGGCTCCGGGCGCTTACTCGTGTAGCTGGTGACCTTCTTGACCTCCTCGACCATGAAGACCTCGTGGCAGTACGAGTCGCCGTAGTACCAGTCGGTGTGGTAGCTGCCCTGGCGGCACTGCTGCACGCTGAACAGCTGGCCCGTGGCGTCGACGCGCCACACGTCCAGCTTGATCTGGTCCTTGTGGTCCTGCTCCCACTCACCCTCTTCGACGCAGGTGCAGCCCTCGGGCTCGTTGTCCTGCTCTTCCCAGAGCTTCAGGAACTCGTCACTGGTCATCGGAGAGACTTTCCAGCGGGTTGTAGCCGGAGATCGTGCCGTCACCCATCACCTCGATGAACTTAGCGATGAAGTCCTGGTCGGAGGACTTGATCGTGATGTCCTTGCGGTCGAGGGTGCCATAGACCTCCGAGTGCTTGCCGAGGATCTCACCGAAGTAGACCTTCTTGCCATAGGCCTTCTCCAGCGCTTCCTCAGTGGTGACAAACATGCCCTGGACGTCGCCCATGCGGCCACAGTCCCAGAAAAATTCGGCGATAACTTTGGTCATTTGGCCTCCTTGCGGGTGCGGGCAACGCGCGGTACCAGAGGCTGGTCGAACAGGCGGCCCAGAGCCTTGAAGAGGTTCCCGAACACCCCCGGCGCCAGGTCAAACAGCGCCGCCCAGATGTTGGCCACCGGCAGGATACTCACCAGGGCACGGCCGATCAGCGTGCCGATGGTGTCGGTGGGGATGTAGCCCCAGGAGTCATCCTGGCGGAGATGCCCGGCTCGCTCGGCCACGTCGTTGCGGTAGTTCTTGACCGTGCGAACGGTGTAGAAGACCAGGCAGAACACCAACGGCACCAGGTACAGCAGCACGAACCAGAGCGGGGATACGTGGCTGATGTCCGGTGTGGCCGACCAGCTCCAGTCGAGGAAATGGACCGCGGCCCAGACGACGGCGATGCAAAGGAGGAACTCGATCATTTCTTGACTGCCTTTCGGGCGATACGGCGGCCGTGACCCAGGTAGAGCATGTCCACGTAGCCGTCCTTGATTTCAGTGACCTGCATCACCCCGCCGATGTGGGCCTTGGAGATGCGGCGGAAGAAGTTGCCTGCGAACTTGACCCCGTCGATGACGACCAGGTCATCAGCCGGCGTGTACTTGATGTCCAGCATGGGCACGATGCGGTGCTTCTCGTCGGGCTCCAGGGGGATGAAACGGCGGTCGTTGTTTTCGCTCATACGACACCTCGCAGGCGCTTGATTTCGGACACCGACCACTGCAGCGGGTACAGGTAGATCATGAACGGCAGGCGAGCCTTGTCGCGCTCAGGCAGCATGCGGCCCACGCGGCGTGAGGTCCAGCGGTACAGCGTCTGCTGGCGGATGCCCAGGTAGCGCGCCGCCGTGGCGGTGTCCACGGTCTTGCGCTTGTCCATCGCCAGCTCGACCTTGGGATCAGCTGAGGCCGCGAGGGCCACAGCCGTGTGCATGAACTGCCCGAGCAGGGCATTGCTGGTGGGCTTGCTCATTGCACCAAACCGCCGTTGGGGTGAACCAGCTTCAGCGAGGGGCCCGGGACAGCGATCTCGGGGGTGATGTCCACGGTGCCCAGGCTCTTCAGGTATGCCTGTTGCGCAGCCTTGCAGATGCCGTCCCAGTTCGTGAAGATGAATGTGGCGACAATACGGCTCGGGCTGTTCTCGGGAACCCCCACACCGACGTGACCCTCGACGAGCAGGCTGCCGTCGGCGTCGTCTTTCAGCGCGATGAACGCGTCCATCGATTGCAGGTTCTCGTCCTGGGGGGACAGCAGCTCGGCGCTCGGCGCGACAGCGGGGGTGAAATTTGCGTCGTTCGACGCTTGGGGTGTGGTCAGGGCTTGGGTCATAACGGTCTCAGGTGGGAAAGAGGAAGCCCGGCGGCTGCCGGGCTGCGAAGGTGGGTGATCAGCAGTAGCCGACAGCCAGGGCGAAGGCCGAGCGCTTCTGCACGTCGCCATCCAGGTCGGACAGGGCCTTGACGCCCACGTCGGACAGGGCCTTCTTCAGGCGGGGCTGGAACGTGGAGTCCTTGGTCGACAGAGCGACGCAGTGGGCACGCAACTGGTCCACGGTGGGCACGTCCGAGGTGTCTTCGGCTGCCTGCACTTCGGGTTCAGCGGCGGAGGAGCTGCTTTCGCTTTGGGTCGAAGTCTCGCTCTCGCTGGAGTTCGTCTGGGTCAAGGGCTCTTCGGGCTTTCCCGGCTCGACCTGACCCCCATCAGGCTGTCCCTTATTTGCCGCAGCAGCTGCAGCGTTATCGGCTTCGATCTGGGCCTTGGTGCGGCGGGTGCGCTTCTGGGTTTCAGGGGTCGCCTCCGGCTGGGGGTCGGGTTGGGGGTCGCTAGTTTGGCTAGCATCAGCGGGCGCGACTTCGCCCGTTGCGAACTGTGCCGGGCGGCGGAACAGGCCCATCAGGTTGGCCAAGCCCGCGAACTGGGTCTCGAAGTCGTTGGCGTTTTCAGCCGTGATGTGAAAGTTGATCATGGTTTATTTCCGTGGTGGTGAAAAAGGTGGTGAATGCTAGCTTAACTAGCTCTTGTAGGCAACAAGTTCTTCGATGGTTCTTTCCCAGGGCGTTGCCGGGGCGGTGGGCCGACGGTACGCCTGGGGTGGTCGAACATAGCGGGCCTTGCGCGGGCGGGCTTTGATCCTGGCTGCGGGCTTGCCCGGGCCGATGAAGAAGATGCCAGACGGGCAGCCACGAACACCAGGCGGTGGCTTCTGCCAGCCACCCACATGCACCGCGTCGGAGATCACCATCTGGCGCAGCACGCCGCTGATGGCCGTGAGGGTGTAGTTGCCGTCAAGCAGGGTGAAAATCTGACCGCGTGTCAGGGGCTTCTCCTTGATGAGGGCCAGAGCCAGGTCGTAGAGGGACGGTTTCTTCATGCGTGGGTCACAGGGTCAGGTAGTGGTTGAAGTCGTAGAGGTCGTCGGTGTCCTTGGGCGCGCGGAAGCGCACGCGGCGCCCGGGCGGCTCGGGCAGGCTGTAATCGCCGTCCGACCGGGGCCAGAGGGGGATCAAGCCACGTCCGGCGAGAGCTGGCGTCCATGTGGTGCACTCCTCTGGGCGCACCCCATAGAGCCGCGGGAGCGCCCAGGGCGAGATGTAGTGCCAGTCACCATCCGACCGAGATTGCACATAGCCCGGGACCAGCAGGTACTTGAGCTTCATGGTGTCGCCACCTTCGCCTGGATGCAGCGCAGAGACTGCGTGGCTGGGAAGGTGCCTCTGATCACCGTCAGCACGCGCTGGCACTCCTCAAGACTGAAGAAGCGCTCGACGAGGTGGGCGTCATGTGCGCCCGCGGAGATCAGCAGCCACAGGGTGACGGTGATCATGTCTTCAGCCCCTTCGCTGCAGCAACCATCGCGCGGTAGCCCGCCCAGTTGAAACGGTGCTGGTGCCCCGGGTCATCCGCGTTTGCGGCGTCCAGGTAGGCCCAGCCCAGTTCGACAGTTGGCTCAACGGGCATGAGCTGGTGTGCAGGCGCGGGCGGCGTCCAGCCCTGCTTTTTCATCCACTCGATCAGCTGCTCCAACGTCGCGAAGCACAGCTCTGCGTTGCTGCCATCGTCATCCTGAAAATGACCAAACATCTCGGCGGCCAGCTCCCGGGCCTTCATGCGCGGTGGCATCGTGGCTTTGCCCAGGTGGACATGCACCCCATCCGGGCGGACTCCGTAAAGGTCAACTTGGTCGCTCATGACAGATCCTGCGGGAGCCGGTGGCTCAGGTAAGTCCCGAACCTGGGTTGGTCTTTGGTGCCGAAGGGCATGTGCTTAAACTTCACGATGTGGTCCACGATTTCGTGGGGGTTCTCGAAGTAGTGCATCGCCTCTTTCACCGTCATCTTTCCCGGGCCTACCGTGACGGGGAGCCCCTTCTTGAACAGCACGCGCTTTGTGAACGGGCAGTGGAAGTCAGCCAGGAGCCGGCCCTGGATGCTGCCGACCTGGCCGTTGGGCACCAGGCCTTCCTTGGCGCTGCTGCGCTCGGTGCGGCCCAGGGCGTTCTTCTTCGCGGCGTTGGTGTTGACCGCGCCCTCAGTGATCCCGGTCACCAGGATCTCCGCGTCGGCCCAGGGCTTCACGCGCCAGATCTCCTGGCCAGCCTGGGTGGCCCGGCCTTCCTTGTACGGGGCGTCCGGGTTGCGCAGGATGGCGCCCTCGTAGCCCTGGGCGAACAGCCGGGCGATGATCTCCTGCAGCTCGTCCATGTTGTGGGCGATCCAAAAGGGCACGACGTGGACGCGGTCCCAACCGGGCACGCTCAGGCACGCGTTGATCTCATGCTCCCGCCGGAGCTTCTGGAAACGGTGGTAGTAGGTCAGGTTCATGGACCCGGGCGTCACCAGGTCGAACACCCACCAGTGCAGGTCGGGCGCCTCGGTGACGCCCTTGAAGCGGCCCATGGCGCCGGTCGTGAGCGAGCACAGGCGGTCGCCGGTCGGGTTGGAGCCAAGCGTCATCTCGCCATCCAGGCCTTGGAAGGTGGGGTTGCTGAACATCTCGGTCACACCGAAGCCCTCAAAGGGCTCCAGGCTGCGGCCCGTGAGCCGGCCGTCCAGGTTGAGCGCCCGCACGCCGTCGATCTTGGGCTGCACGATGACCGGGAATCGCACCTTTTCGAGGATCGCGTCCTCTGCGAGTTGGGGTTTGATGATCATCAGATCACCCCCTTGCCCATCTGCTCGACCACCGCGGCGACGCGCGCCTTCACGACCGCGCGGATCTCGGAGTCGACCATCTGTTTCAAGGCCCTTTCTACGTGGAGCTGGACGAGCGGACGCTCGTTATCGATGTGGGCCTTGATGAGACGCTCGATTTCGGCGTCGACAGCTTTGCCTGCTTGCGTCGATATGGCGTGCAGTGCCTCTGGCGTTGGCTTGATGGCGTCCCATGCGTCACGTCGGAAACCAATTTCCCGGATTGCCGCGTCGGTCGCTTCTTTCTGCGCTTGCTTCACGACAGCCCCCAGGCCCGCGGGAAGGTCTGCAGGTTTGATGTGCTTGCGAGCGAACTCGGCGACGACTGCGTTCTGCAGCTCGACACGAGCTTGAGTGCCTTCGGGGAAGAGAGCCTGGATCGCCTCCGCGGTCAGTTGCAGTTTGATAGGTTGTTGGCTCATGGTCAGTCCTTCAAGTTCTTGACCCAGCCGACCATCAGGGCGGACAGGTGTTGCAGCGCCGCCTCGGCGGTGAGGTGGCAGGTGTTGCTGTGGATGTTCTTCAGGTCATGAGGGCCTGTGTAAAACCACGTCTCGATACCCAGTTCGCCCGAGTTGACGCTGCACGTCACCTGGAAAACTCGGGTGTCCACATTCGGAGACTCCTGCAGCGGCTTGGGGAACGAGATGCCGTTGACCTCTTGCATCTCGGGCTTCTTGGCGGCCACGCGGAAGTCGGTGGCGTCGTTCTCTGCCGACTCGCCCAGGTGGGCGAACAGCGCTCGGGGCGTCGACGGGCACCAGGTCGGCACCGGCACTTGGCGCTCGATCTCGTGGCCGGCGATCACGGCGTGCAGCAGGACGTTCAGCCGGGCCTTGGCAACCGACTCTTCACGGGTGATAGGCGCGCTCACAGTGCACCCCCTTCCGCCCGGGCGCGGATCGTGTCCAGGTTCTCGTTGTCGAAGAGCGCGCCGTTCATGTAGACCGTGCGCATGGCGTCGACCGTGTGGTCTTCCCAGCCACGGGCGCCAGGGAAGGCCACCGTCTTGTAGCCCTCGGCGGTGTGCAGCAGCGCCAGGCGGCCGCGCTTCGAGCGCTTGCCCGGGGCGGTCACTGGATCCTTGTACACGTCGTGCCAGGTGCCGTTGATGTACACGGCCGAGCACTTCATGGCGAAGCCGAAGGTGTCGCGGTTCACCTGCTGCAGCAGGCCGCCGCCCATGCCGAAGGCGATGTTGTCGGCCGAGAAGCCGATCTCCTTCAGCTCGTGGAGGATCTTCTCGATGTCGCGCGGGCCGGCCAGGCCGTCGCCCTGGATCAGGCGCACATGGTTCAGCACCTTGAAGCCCTTGCTGTTGACCACGCTGCCGAACTTGGCGTCGAGCAGGCGAGCCAGCTGGCAGCACACCGTGGCGGGGTCGCCGCTGTCCGGGCGGATGACCACCGTCGCGCCGCTGTCGATCACAGCCTGGCGCAGTTCACCACCCCAGATCTCGGACACCGCGTTGTAGATGTCGTAGCTGTCGCTGACCACGGCCAGCACTGCGCCCGGGCGGGCGAACTGGGTCATCATGTTGCGGTAGGCAGCAGTCTCGCCATCGCGGCCCCAGGCGGTGATGGTGCTGTGCTCGGCCGCGGGGATGGAGAAGCCCGGCACGTAGGCGCCGTAGTAATCACGGGCCGCTTCGATAGCTTCCAGGGTGTCAGTGCCCTGGAAGTTCACCAGGTGGGCCAGGCCACCGATGGCCGCCGACTCGCTGGAGCTGACGCCACGGGCGCCGAAGTCGTGCAGCTTGAACGGCAGGCCCGACAGGTCATCGGCTGTCTCGGTCAAGAAGCGCTTGATCACCTGCTTGATCTGGTGGCTGCGGGTCGCCACGGTGGTCGGATACCACACGCGCAGCAGCTGGGTCTCCAGGTAGGAGGCCACCCACGGCAGCTCGGGGTCCGTGGTCTCGACGGTCACCAGCGCGTTGCCAGTGGGAACGATACTGCCCTCAGGCACGGCACGGATGCGCACGGGCCACTGGCCACCGTGCACGCGGCGGATGCGCTCAAAGCCGTCCTCGTTGAAGGGCACGCCGTGGTTCTTGAGCACGTGGCGAGCCTGGTAGATGTCCGGGGAGCTGATCGGGTTGTCGACCAAGTCCTTCAGGATCTTCTGCAGCCCGAAGAACACGGTGTAGTCGCCCTGGCGGGCCTCGATGTAGCTGAACTTGCCCTTGGTGCCCGGCGGGTCTTGCAGGTAGTGGCTGGTCTTATAGCTGTCAGTCATGAGGATCGGGTTCATTTGATGTCCTTGAGCATTTGCTTGATGATGAAAAAGTGGTCGGAGAAGAACTGGCTGCGGTACTGGTCGAGCAGCGACACAGGCATCAAGAAAGCTTCCTTGGCATCGTCAGACGCCTGGGGCTGGGGTCTGGCCCGGCCCGTGTGCAGTCGCAGCGGGAATACATGGGTGATGATTCGCCCGCGGGTGCTGCGCTGCGGGTGGTCGAAGACGGCCGGCCGGCCCACGCTGAAGTCCTTGTGCACGCCGGTCTCTTCCTTCAACTCACGGAGGGCTGCGTCTTCCAGGCGCTCGTTGGGGTCGACGAAACCGCCGGGCAACGCCAGGCATCCGTGGCCAATCGGGCCGCCGCGTCGGATGAGCAGCACTTCGCGGGCCGTGCCCGAGACGAACAGCGCGTCCACAGCGGCAATGACCGGGCCGCCGTAGGCGCGCTGGGCTCGTGAGTCCCAGGCTTCTGCGGCTTGCATGGCAGCGTGGTGCTCTCTGTACAGGCGGCCGCCTTCGTCCCCCTGGACCCATGTGCGCATGAAGGCGGCCTGGGTTCCGTTGAGCCCCTCGTAAACCCTGTTGAGGACCAAGTTACGGACCCTCGTGGCATCCAGGCGCTGGCCCCCTTCCCGGTACTCCGGGGCCTGGTGGTACTGAGCAAACGCGCCCATGTCATCCAGGCGCTTCAGGTAGCTGCTGGTCTGCACATCCTTCTGGTGGCCGATGAGCACGCGATGCCCCTGGTCCGGGATGTGCATGCGCGCTAAGTCGGCAACCCGGTGGGCCCAGTCCTGGTCGTCGTAGGGCTCGTCCAGGACAAAGTCCAGCACCAGCTTGTCGCCCAGGTCAGCGCACTCGCTGCGGATCAGAGACATCCGCTCCTCGATAGTCCAGGGGTTGCGGATGTCACGGGCACAGCCCGAGTCGCCAAGCACCAGCAACACACGGTCGGCCTTGGTCAGGGCGAAGTCGACCATGTACCGGTGGCCGGCGTGAAAAGGCTGGAAGCGCCCGATGATGATTGCGGTCTTCATGGTCAGGCGGCTTTCTTCTCGTTCAGTTCGACGGCCAGGGTGGTCAGGATCTCGCGCAGGCTGGACACGCTGCCGCGGCAATGGGTGAACGGGGCCTTGCGGGCCTTGGCCACTTCGGTGGCGCTGTGGTTGACGTGGTTGGTCATCACGACCACGTGGTCGGCGCCTGTCACCATGGCGGCGTAGTCCTTGCCCTTGGTGTCGTCGGCGTGGGCGAAGCGCAGGTCCAGCAGCTGGCCGAACTCCGACACCACGTCCTTCTGCAGGTTGGCGAACAGGCCCACCACCACCACGACACGTGGCAGCTTCTGGGGCGGCACGGCGTGCAGCACGGTCGAGCCCAAGGTCGCGGGTTTGATCACGTTGATGGGCGCCGGAGCCATCGCCACGGCACTGATGTTGGCCACGGCCGACTCCAGGGTGCTCAGGCGGCCGGTGATCGACATCAGCAACTCGGTGTTCTTGTCCAGCAGCTTCAGCAGCGCCCGGTTCTGCTCGGTCAAGCGCAGGTGACGAGCTTCGTTCTCGTCAGCGTCGTCCAGCAGCGCGGTGATGCGAGCCTCCAGGCCCGACAGGTCAGCGAAGGGCGCCGAGGTGGCCACGGGTGCCGGCTCGGCCTGGGGTTTCTTGGCCGCTTGAGCAGCCTGGTACTTGGCCGCCAGGGGCTCCAAGTCTTCGAGCTTGAAGAGGTTCATCACGCCACGGCCGTAGGGCATCGCCAGTGCCACAGGCACTAGGGTCTCCTCGATCAGCTTGCGCAAGGCCTTCTCGGGCACGTTGAGAGTTCGGGCGGCTTCTTTGGTACGGACAAGGCTGTTCATGTGTGCTCCAGGTGCTTGGTGGTTTCGGTGTTCTTGGGTTTGGGCGGCTCGATCTTCTGGAGCCAGGCCACGGGAATGTCCGCCCAGCCGGTCTCGACGAATCCGCCGCTGTCGTTCATCTGCTTGATGCCGGGGCCCGTGATGCGGACGATCCGGCCAAACTGGCTGTGGGGCTCGCCGTGGTCGCCGAGGATCGTGGCGCCCACCGTGACGGTCAGGCCCACGTTGGGGCTCTTGGCCTGGGTGAAGCCGCGCAGGATCAGGGCCTTGTCGCCGGCTTGGATGTGGTGGTTGCTCATGCCGAGAACTCCTCGATGAGTTCGTCGAGGAACTTCAGGCGGGCGGCCTGGGCTTCTGCCTGGATGAAAGGGGTCCTGGAGATCCGGCCCTGCCGCATGAAGTACTCTGACGCCGAGGCACTGGGCGCAATCCGGCCCATCACGATGGCTTGGGCGGCTTTTGTCAATTCGCTGTCAATTCGCCCTGCAGCGCAGGCATAACGGAGGGCGTGGCAGATGTACCAAGGCAGGCGGGTGCTCCGGGCAGGGCCCCGGCCGTCCCAGAGAAACTCTTTCGCTGCTTTGAAGGCCTTAGCTAGCCCCGCGCGCTGCACGGGGGTGTACGCGGCGGCGCTCATGCCGAGAACTCCTCGATGAGTTCGTCGAGGAACTTCTGGCGCTCGGCTTGAACCTGCCCCGAAGTGAAGGCCGCGGGGATCCGGCCCACCCGTACGAAAAACCCCCCTGCCGCGTAGCTGGGCGCAATCCGGCTCATCACCAAGGCCCGGGCAGTTTTTCTCGCTTCTGCGTTGATTTGGCCCATAGCCCAAACGTCATCCAGGGCATGACAGATGTACTGCCTCAGCAAGGCATCGCTTCCGTGGCCATCCCAAAGAATCTCTTTTGCCGCTTTGAAGGCCTTCACCAGGCCTTCTCGTTGCTCTTTTGTAAATTCACTCATGTTAGTTCTTCTAGCATCCCAGGGCGCACGAACGCCCCGGGGGTTGGGCTACCGCTTGAAGCGGCGACGGATGGCGTCCAGCTTGTAGCCGAGGAAGACCCCGGCACCGAAGCAGGCGCCGCCAAACACGGCAAGGACCAGGTCGACCATCACCATGAGTCGCTCCCGCCGGAGCCCGAGTCGAAGCTGCCGTAGTCAGACGAGCTGCCAGACTCGGAACTGGTCAGCGACGACGCCACCGCCTCGATCACCGGGCTACAGTGGCTAGCTGAACTAGCATGACTAGACGCGGAGAGATACGCCGGGGTCGGATCATAGCTGGTTTCGCTGCGGCGCCGCGGGACTCCGCCATAGCCCTGGCGAAGCTCATCCAACTTGCGCTCCAGACGGACCTCAATCACCGGGTTCGTCGGAATCTTGGCCGGTGGCATCGAGCTAGGCTTTTGGCGGCAAGCCTCCATCTGCTTGTGTGTCTTCACAGCCTCCTCATCCCAGGCCTGCTTCAAGACCCACTGCGGGGTGCCGGGCGGCTCGCGGAGCAAACGCTCCTGAGCCTCTTGGATCTCCATCAGCATCACGAGGCCCGATTGTGGGCTGGGTGCGGCCGGCGCTTGCGGGAACGGCAGGCGGCGGAACACCATCATGCCGGCCTCTTCCGTCTGCTTGGGCTTGCGCGGGCCGAAGAGCTTGCGCTTCCAGCCGGCCAGCAGGAGCTTGATGCGCGAGATCATTTCTTCAGCACCGGCAGGGGGTAGGGGACTTCCTTGCGGCAGACGCCGTCTTCGGACACCAGGGTCTTGTCCTTGACGAAGTCCTCCTCACGGTAGCAGCCCACGCTGGCCGAGTAGGTCGAGCAGCGCAGCGGGGTCTTGTCGACCTGCTTGCCGTCCACCTTCATGATGCTGAGCGAGGCCCAGCCGTCGCCTTGCGGGCAGTCAGCAGTCTGGGTGCTGTCGCTGCGGCCGACGATGCTGTAGTCGGCGGTGAAGCGGGGGTTGGCCGCCTTGTACAGAGCGGCGTTGAACTCGCTGTTGGCCTTGGCTGTCGAGCGGGCTTCTTCCAGGCGGTCAGCGGAGACCTTCTCGTCACCGCAAGCGACGAGAGCCAGGGCTGCGGCGGCGACCAGGGTGTACAGGCCAAAGATGCGTTTCGTGCGTGTCATGGTTTTCCTTGATGGATGGTTGGAGGCACGCCTCGCGGCGCGCCCAGAATCAGTCGTTGATGGCGGCGATGACCAGGTCGGCGGTGCTGGCGAAGGCTTCGGCTTCAGCCTGGGTCTTCACGTCCACGATGTCGAACTTGGCGCCCTTCAGGTTGTCGTCCAGGCCCTTCAGGTAGGCCGTGGCCGCGCGGTCGTTGCCCACCTGCACGAACAGGATGGTCAGGGCGTCGTCGGTCTCCTGCTTGTTCGCGGCCTGGGTGATCACGCGGGCCACGGCCTCGTCGTCGTCCGGCACGCCGTCGGTGAACACCATGATGAAGTCCTTCTTGCCGGACTTGCCGGCCAGCTTCAGGGCCTCGGTCAGGGCCGCGGCCAGCGGGGTGCCACCGCGCGGCTGGCGGTTCTGGAACACGGCCTTGATCTGGTCCGGGCCCACGCCGTCTTGCGAGGTGACGCTGCTGCCGCCAAAGGTCACCAGGCCGATGCCGTCGGAGTCGATCTTCGAGATGTCACGGGCGAAGGCCACAGCGGTCTCTTGCATGTGGTCCCAGCGGGTACGGCCGCCAGGCATGTCGTCTTCACCCATGGAGCCAGAGGCGTCCACCACCAAGATGAAGTCGTATTCGGTCAAAACTGCTGCATTCATGAAAAGCTCCTGTTTACCGGCTGTAAAGGCTGCCGGTGTCGCCGTGCTAGAACAACTAGCATTGAAATCCCGTAAAAAGCCGCATCACTGCGGCCAGGTCTTCAGGTCAAAGGCCGGTATCGAAGCGGCTCCTCTGCCTTGATCTCCAGCTCTGCTACGTCCAGAGCCTTCTCTCGCGCCGTCCAGGGGCTGTAACGCCAGCCTCTGTCGTCGTGGTAGTTCTCCGTCACCAGGGGCGTGTCGCGGAATGGTGAGAACCATTCGCACTCGTAGACTCCCGGTGCCGGTGGTGGAGTGCTACCTGGCACCCATTTCTTTTCTTCCACCTGGCATTCCCTTGCTGCTTGGTTTGTAAGACTAGCATTAAATCACAAAAAGCAACCACGGTGCACACAAATCAACAGTTCCGACACACTTTTGTGACAAAACATAGACCCCGAAGGGTCTATGTATCAGAGAGTCTGGAGGTACTGCATCGCCTCGGGCGGGTTGGCCACCACAGTGACCTGGATTCCGAAGGTGTTCTGCAGCACGATCTGGTCGGGCGCCGGGCTCATCTTGCCCCACACCAGCAGGTGCTTGTGCACCTTGGACCTGATGGCCTTCTCGGATGCCAGGAGGTGGCCGATGCCGGCTGCGATCTGATCAGGCATCACGACGTGGGCCAGGTTGTGCTCGTCATAGAAGTCGAGGCCGAACGTGAAACCGGCCACGGACACCTTGCGGTTGAAGTGGCCGCTGGTGCCGTCGCCCAGGCCAAACTCCACGGCGCCCAGGAACGACTGCTTCCTGCGGGCCAGGTCGTGCTGGGTCTCCGATGCGAGCACGCCATCTTGCGCGCCGATACGGTTGTTCTTCGCTTGCTCCAGCACCTTCTCGGGGCCGATGGCCAGCAGCGTGCGCGAGCGGTCGCCCAGGCGCAGGACATCACCCGTGCTGTAGCGGTCGTTCAGCAAGAAGTCGACGGGAACCCCGCATGCGCTTGCAATCAGGTGAACATTCTTGACGAGCGGGGAGACGCCGTCGCGGTCCACGGACCGTTCCCACAGGGACACCGCGGGGCGGCTCACACCGCAGACCTCCGCCAGATCCTTCTGGGTCAGGCCTGCGAACTCCCTCGCGGCTTTGATCCGCTGCCACATTTCAGAATTGCTCATTTGGGCTCCCGTATCTATCAGTTCTTGTGAAGTTAAGACAGTACTTACTAACCAACTTACTGTCAATGCCTAGTTCGACTAGCTAACGTTTGTTTGCGACTAGCTGTATGCCGTTGACTCAATTGTGCAACATAAATCGGCAATTTGCGCATCTAAAGACACGTAATTCATAAGGTTTATGGCTGTTATTGTCTAAAAGCGTGTGTTTTTCGCAATGCTGTACGTATTTACAGTATCAGTTGACGCAAATTTAGATCACATCTCGTTGCGATTGTTTCGATCAATGACACTCGGAGAACGGGTGGTAAGGGTATGCCGACCCTAAATTGCCCAGCGTGTCTCTTGAATGAGCGCTAGTTAAGCTAGCATTCGAGGTTGCCAGTCTCACCGCAAAGCTCTTGCGCCGGGGCCCACGACCTCGTTTTGCGGCGGGGAAGGCTGGCGTCATGTGGGCCCCGACGCAAGAACAACCAGAAAGGCTCGCCAGCCCCATGTCTCGAACCTATTTAGCCCCGGTCGCGCCGGGCGCATGCGCCGGATGACCGAGCAGATCACGATCCTCCAGACCCTGGGCCCGCTGCTCGCGAAGCAGTGGAAGCCCGACAACACCATCGCCCAGTACGACAAGGCCAAGCAGTTCACCGTGCACCAGGCCCCCGTGGCCAGCATCCGTGACCTGCACGCGCTGCTCCAGAAGCTGAGCGATGACCCCCAGCGCTGCATCATCCGTGGCAAGCCGAAGCCCTCGGCGCTGGCTGCGCCCAAGGTGCAGCGTCAGCTCATCGACTTTGACGACCGGCCCAGCCGGCTCTTCATGGTCGACGTGGACAACTTCGAGAGCCTGCTGTACAGCGACCCCTGGAACCACCCCGAGGAGGTTGCCCAGGAGATCATCCGCCAGCTGCCCATGCAGTTCCAGGGGATGAGCCACATCATCCAGCTCTCCAACTCGTGCGGTCACCCGACGGTCGACCTCTTCAAGGCCCACCTCTGGTTCTGGCTGGACGAGCCCATGACCTGCGAGGAGGCTGAGACCTACACGGCCGTCAAGCTCAAGGGCATCGGCGACCGGGTGGTGCACCGCACCGTCCAGGTCAACTACACCGCCGACCCCGTGATGCAGGACGGCGTGCAGGACACCGTGGCCCAGCGCCTGATCTTCGTTGAAGGCTGGATGGGCGACGAGCTGGACATCCGCCCGCTGGATCCGGATGAGCTGCCGGTCGAGGTGCGCACGGGTGGCCGCAAGGGCCGCGACGAGCTGGTCGACCCCCGCGAAAAGACGGGCGTGGTGGGCGCGCTGTGCCGGGCGTTCAGCCCCGAGCAGATCGTCGACCTGTTCCCGCAGGACTTCACGGCCGGGCGCAACGAGCGCCGCATCACGTGGCACGGGGGTGGGGGCAGCCCCGAGGGCGTGGGTGTCAGCACGTCAGGCACCCACCTCTTCAACACCCAGAACACCTCCCCCATCGGGGACCGGGCGGCCAACCTCTTCGACTTCGTGCGCGCCCACATCTTCGGCCACATGGACGAGGGTGTCGGGGCCGGCGCGGCGGAGCTGGATGTCACCAGCCTGCCAAGCTATCAGGCCACCGTGGCCTGGGCCCTGGGGCTGCCCGAGGTGCAGGAGGAGATGCGCAGCGACGCCGCCCAGGAGGCCGAGGTGCTCAAGGTCGAGCGCAAGGCCGACAAGATGGAGCTGATGCTCGACGAGGTCACCACCAAGATGGAGAACCTCACCGCCCTGGTGGCCGGCATGACAAGCCTGGCTGAGATGGAGACCAAGCTCTTCCCCCGGGTGGCCGCGGCCAAGGGCCTGACCTCCACGCAGCGCGGGCTCATCGAGAGCCTGGTCAAGAAGCGCGCCAAGGAGTTCGGCGTCACCCTGAGCGTGGGCGCCATCCGCGAGGCCATCAAGCCCGCGCGCGACGTGACCGAGTGCGCCTTCCCTGACGTGCGCGAGGGCAAGCCCCTGTGCACCCTGGGCAACGTCAAGGCCCTGTGCGCCAACCTCGGCGTAACGATTCGTTACAACATGATCAGCAAGCGCCAGGAGATCCTGGGCACGGGTGAAGCCTGGAGCATCGAGAACTACGACAACGCCAGCTTGGCCTGGCTGCAGTCGGAGTGCGCCAAGGCCGAGATCCCATACAACATGAACACCCTGAAGGGCTACGTGACGGCGCTGGCGGACCAGAACCAGTTCAACCCCGCCCTGGAGTGGGTCAAGTGCAAGCCCTGGGATGGCGTGGACAGGCTGCCACAGCTCTACGACACCATCAAGGAGACGGCCACCTTCAGCAAGGCCTTGAAGGAGAAGATGATCCGCAAGTGGCTCATCCAGGCCGTGGCCGCCATCGGCTCACCGGTGCCCCTGCAGCTGCGCGGCGTGCTCGTCATGCAGGGCGGCCAGTACATCGGCAAGACGCGCTGGCTGCAGAGCCTGTGCCCAGGCAACTCCGACCTGGTGGTCACCGGGCGCACGCTGGAGCCCCACAACAAGGACAGCGTCAAGGTGGCCATCGCCCACTGGCTGGCTGAGTTCGGGGAGCTGGATGCCACCTTCTCCAAGTCAGACGTGGCCGCCCTCAAGGCATTCATCGCCCAGGATCTGGACACCATGCGGCTGCCCTATGCGGCTGCTGAGTCCCGGTTCCAGCGACGCACCGTGTTCTACGGGTCGGTCAACGGGGACGAGTTCCTTCATGACGCCACGGGCAACACGCGCTTCTGGGTGATCCCGGTGGAGGCCATGGTGCACGACCACCAGATCGACATGCAGCAGCTCTGGGCGCAGGTGTGCCAACTGTGGGAGGGCGGCGAGGAGCACTGGATGAGCCAGGAGGACATGGTTCAGGTGAACACCTCCAGCGAGCGGTTCATGAAGACGGATCACATCAAGGAAGTGGTCTCTCGGAAGTTCGCTTGGACTCAGGCGACCCTGAATCCGGACGCCGTGACCTGGGTTTGGTTGACCGCGACCGAGATTGCGGTTCGCTGCGGGTTGGACCGGAAGGACGCGCAGCGGGTTGGCGCCGCCGTAAAAAAGTTAAATTTAATGCGGTCGGATCGCGAGCAGCACACGGGCTCGGATCGTTTACGTGCTGTGCCTTATTTAAACGAAGCCTTGGCGGAGAGCGACGAGCTTTTGTGACGGCTGTTTGACGGGGTTGGCGTTGCCTGTGTCAGCGCTAAGTCCTTGATTCTCCTTACTATTTACACTACTAACACTAATAACAGTAGTTAGTAATGTATTAAAGGGAAGAATTAGGTAGAGAAGAAAGAGGGGGTAGATACACACGTGATTTTTTTTTTTTTTTGTATAGAGATAGAAACCGCAGTTTGGTGTGTAGTGTCAGCGTCAGGTGTCAGACATGACGGCTGAGGTGGTGATCGAGGAATACCTCGTGAAGAAGGCCCGGGCGGCGGGCGGCGATGCGATCAAGCTGGGGCACAGCGGCTGGCCGGATCGGATCGTGGTGGTGCCCACCGGACGACGGGTGGGTTTCGTGGAGACCAAGGCAACGGGCGGCAAGGCGCGCCCGCTGCAGCTAGTCAGGCTAGCGTTTCTCAAGAAGCTGGGCCTGCTGGCCGAGGCAATCGACAGCAAGTCAGGGGTGGACGAGTTCATGGGGAGATTGACATGCGGTTGAGGCCCTACCAGGAGCGGGCGCTGCGGTTCCTGAAGGAGCGTTGCGATGGCCAGGGCGGCGGGTACTTCGCGGCGAAGCCAGGCGCAGGCAAGACGGGAGTGTGTTGGCACCTCATCTCGTACTTGCACCACGATACGTTCCAAGTTGGACTGACTGTGGTGATTGCACCCAAGCGCGTGGTGGCCCAATGGCCCAGGGAGGCACGGAAATGGGGCGCCACGGCCCGATTGAGGGTTCAGGTATACGAGGGTAGCCTGAAGGTGCGTAAGGGCCTTTTAGGCCGTTTAAAGCAGTCCGATGTTCTGGTCGTGAGCTTCGAGCACATGGAGGAGCTGCTGAGCATGGTGCGCCCGGGCCTGATCGTTTTCGACGAGGCCTCGCGACTGCGTCATGGGGGCCGCAAGGGCAGCAAGACCTGGAAGGTGCTCAACGCCACGCTGAAGCGGGTGAAGGGCTGCCAGTTGGTCATGCTGAGCGGCTCGCCCAGGCCTGGGGACGCGGAGGAGCTGTACGCGCCTGTCTTCCTGCTGGATCGCGGCGCGGCTCTGGGTAAAACGCTGGGCGAGTTCCGGGAGAGGTTCATGGAGCCCGACCAGAAGGACCGCCACCGGGGCATCGTGTTCTCCTGGAAGCTGCGCGCGGGCAAAGAGCGGGAGTTCAACGACGCCATCCGGCACATGTTCTTCGCGGCCAGCCCGGACCTCGGCCTCAAGAGCGTGACCGTGGATCGCTACGTGGAACTGCCGCCGGCCGCGCGTCGCCGCTACGAGGTGCTGCAAGCCCAGCAGACGGTAACCCTGCTCGACTTTGAGCTGACGGCGCCCTCGATGGGCACGCTCTCAGGCAAGCTGCACCAGATGGCCCAGGGCGCCGTCTACAACCCCGAAACGGGCGAGACTGTGGTGGTGCACGACGAGAAGCTGGACGAGCTGGAAGCCCTGCTCGAAGAGCTGGCCGGGGAGCGGGTGATCATCGTGGGGTGGTATCAGCACGACTTCGAGAGGCTGCGCGCCAGGCTGCCAAAACTGCGCACGCTGGACACACCGAAAGACCTGGCGGATGCCCTGTCGGGGCAGATAGAGTTGCTTGGTTTGCACCCCGCCAGCGCGGGCCACGGCATCGACGGATTGCAGACGAAATACGCGGCAATTGTGTGGTTTTCGGTTCATCCTAGCTGGGAACTGTACGACCAGACGAACTCCCGCATCGTGCGCTCGGGCCAGCAGGAGACGGTGCGCATCTTCCGAATTTTGGCGGATGACACGATTGACTTGAAAATAGCCCACCAGATTTTGCCCAGAAAGCAGCGCGAGCAAGATGCGTTTTTTGCCGCCATGCAGGGCTAGTTCAACTAACCAATGATGAAGAAGACCGATGGCTGATGATGCTGACCGGGCCGACCGCCTGATCGAGAACCACCTGCGCCTGGCCTTGAGCCAGCGCAGCAAAGACACGCTGCCGCGCACGGGGTTCTGCCACTCCTGCGAGGCTGAGGTGCAACCCGAGGCGCTGTTCTGCGATGGGGACTGCAAGGATGACTACGAGCGCGCAGCCCGCGCCCAAAGCCGAAACGGGGTGGCCGATGCGTAAGCTGATCCTGGCCGAGCAGTCCAGCGACCTGAGCGACAGCCCCGACGGTGTGCTGGTGGACGTGGACATCCTTCGCGCAGCGGGCGCCGCATGCCAGCGCCACCATGCGGCGGTGGACATCTGGCGGGCCCTGGTGCAGGCCGACAAGCGCGCGCTGAAGTGGGTGATCCAGGTGCTCCACACCCAGGCGGTGCGACTGGGCAGCAAGAACCCGGCAGCGGACGTGCACGCGGTGATCGAGGGCTACCTGCAGCCTCACTGTGGCGTGTGTGGCGGCCGGGGCATCGTGCCTGATGTGGTGGACAAGAAGCTGGTCGAAAAGACGTGCCCAGCCTGCCAGGGCTCAGGCGAGCGCCCGAAGCTGTTCACCGGGCCACAGGGCAAACTCCGGGCCTACGTGGGCGATCAGCTCGACCTGGCCACATCGCTCATCCAGTCCAAGCTCCGGCAATAAAACCCGCCACGGTGGGCGGGTCAGTCCTGATCAGCGGCGCTTGAGAGCCTCGGCCACCTCGGGCGGCCGGGCCACACAATGGCGCCAGGCTCGGAACTCTGGATCGATCACCCGGGCGATGGCCAGAAGCTCTTGCAGCTCAGCCTCCATCTCTGGCGTGCGCGTCCGGGGCAGCAGCCAGTCCAGCGCGGGGAACCGGGCGAGGCGGTGGATGTAGGCCTGGCGGTCATGGGTCATGAGGCCTGATCGGCATGCACCGAAAATGAGGTCAGGTTGCCCTCATCATTCGCCACCTCAAAAGCGTACTCCAGCAGCGCCCCCACTTCCTCACGCGCGGATTCGGGGCTCTCGGCATCCACCCAAATCGTGACAGTGACTTGATGGTTTTTCATGATGTCCTTTCGGTTACGTGCGGATCGCACTGGACAGGCCCCAGCTCAGAGCCTGTGCGGTGGGATCAAGCCCAGGGCAGCGCGAAATAGTCAACACCGCCGCGTGACACCCGCGGGCACCTTTGCTGCTGGTGAGAGAGCCAGGTCAACAGCTTTGAGCGTTCTTTGATGTCGACAACATCGCATTCGAGCGCGAGATCTGCGAATGACTTAACCAGGCCAGACGATGCCGCGGCATAGAAAGGGCTGGACATGCCACCATGCCAGGCGTAAAGAAGCTCACGGGCGGTCCTGTTTCTGATCATTGGGTTTCTCCTATAACGTGCGGATCGCACTGGACAGGCCCCAGCTCAGAGCCTGTGCGGTGGCATCAGGGGGCCAGCAGCCGGGCGGCGGCCTCACGGGCAAGGCGCTCACTGCTCCAGTACATGGCGGCTTTCCTGTGCCGATCAGCAGCGCACATGCAGCGCACGGCGGCGAGTAAAAGGCGTGCATCAGTGCTCATTTCTCAAACCTCATCCAAAGAAGTGATCAGGGCCCGCGCCAAGGCCCGATAAAGGGCGCGTTCTCTTCGATCCAAGAGCCCTGAGCCCGCCTGAGCTAGCGCGTCATCCAACGCGGCCCGGGCCACGGGCTCAGGCATCGGGAACCAGCCTTCTTGGTCCCACGCAACCCCGCCCAGCTCGGGCAGGTCTGTGCTGATCCCCCGGATACGCCACTCAAGGCGCATACCGGGCGGTAACTTGACGCGGACGGTCCTCACCTGAGCCACCACCACGCCAAAGGGCCGAAAGCCGTTACCACGAAAATCACCGCATGGATGAGATCGCGGGCCCAGCCCTTGAGGGCTTCGCGTGCTAGAACAGCTAGCATGATCAGGCGACGATGAAACGGGATGCATAACGCACCAGGGCTTCAGCCTCATCGCTGGAGATGCCCGACAAGTGCGCCCAGGGCGTGCCCCAGTCCTGAAACTCCAGCCACGCGCGGCCCGGGTCGCCCTGCTGGTTCATCTCACCCAGAATCCGCACGGCAGGCCCGCCAGTGCACAGCAGGATCATGAATTCGGAGGGCGTGAGTTCTTCCCCCGGCGCCGTCCAGTCAGAACGCACCATGACATCCAGCGGATCCTCATCAATCGCACGCTCTGCGTCCTCCTGATCGCTGCAGCCATTCGCCTGGGCTTCCAGCTCTTCCAGCTCTTCGACCTCATCAAGGGTGAGGGGTTCAGCGTCCTCATCGTCTTTCTGGTCGCGCAGCTCCTCGAGCCGGTCAAAGTCGCAATCAAGGGCCACCACCATGGCCACCACGGATGCCAGCTGTGCGCGGGCTTGTGCTTCTGCATTGTCGGTTGCGTTCGTCATATCGATTCTTTCTTTCTTGAGTCCGGGAGGATTCCCGACACAGCGCCCGAAGCTCAGGCGCTGTGGCTGGAAGCCTGCTAGCTGAACTAGCATGTACGGGCGTGCTTAGGCCGCCTTCGCCTTCGCCTTGTTCAAGGCTCGTGCCGTGTCTTTGTCCCCATTGAGAAATAGCCAGTTAATGCAAGCCCCGATGTCGGGGAACTGTCTCAGTTGCTTTGTGCTTTCGTCAGACAGCATGACCCCGGCTGAGCCTTGCCATGCGTGCCATTGACCATGCGTGAAGGGCTTCATGCTGGGGCGCGGGTAAGAGAACCTATAGCGCCCATCTTCGATCTGGATATAGCCCTTATCGGCAAGCCTTTGTGCAGCCCTGATGCCGGCACGGTCAGTGGGCATGCTGTGCCAAACGCGGAACTCATGGGCGAACCCAAGTATCCGGACTTGATGGCGCCCGACAGCGCGCATGGGACGCGGTGCGCCGTGGTAAATGGTCAAAGTGGTCACGATGTACGCCTTTCAGATGCTGTTATGCGCCGAAAAAATCAGCTGTTGCGCCGTGCTGGCGGATGGCTTGGGAAAGCTTGATAACCATGGTCTCTTCTGCCATCCCTTGCACGTCGCCCACGAGCACCAGAGCACCCGGGGGGATGTCACATAGCGGTGCCAGAACTACGCCCGATAGGGTCTCTCCCGGCTCAGCCCGGTAAACAGACCACCGGCCGCCCAGTGCCATCGTCCTGAAGTAGCTCCGAAACTGAATGCGCGCGCCCTGCAGCATGGTCAACTCGCTGTATTGAATGGTTCGCATGGTGTAAACCTCTGTCGTTAGTTGGTATGTGTGAATGTTAGTCCAACTAGCTCTGTTGGTTCACGGAAATGTTCTTTAAATCTATACCGATTAGCTATATCGCTTATTACCAAAATCGCATAAGAGCCTAATTTATGCGTGTAGCAGGCGCTCGGCGCCCTGTAGGATGGCCCGTGCCCAGGCCCATGCCATGCCTACCGCCCGCGCGACCCGCAGCCCCGACTGTTTACGCCTACCGCCCGCACAGAGCAGCGCACCGCACAGAGCAGCGCACCAAACGCGCACCAAACGCAGCCTAACCTATTGATTCATAACGATTGATAAGGACATGTCACGTGCGCATTGCACACGATTCGCGCATGTCCGCGCAGTATCCACCCCTGAAAGAAATCCCAAAATCAGCCAGGAAAAGGTCCAAAGGGGGACACTTTAGACCCCCCTACACCCCCGCCGGCGAACCGCTCAGCGCGCGGTAAACCCCCAAGGTGTTTCACGCACAAATAGGACAAAATTACGTTTCTAATAAACCGCCAGTGCTACAGGTAGTTCTTGGGGTTCAATAGTCCCCAGAGAAAAAAGTAACCCCTTCCAAAATTTCGGGCACCAAAAATTTTAGAAATTGCTAGTTGAACTTGCGCTCCGGGCCAAGATCTCATACACTGTCTCCCGGGTAGTTGCGCCCTTTGCGCTGCCACCGTTGACTCTCTTTAGCCGCCATGTGGAAACACCTGGCGGCTTTTTTCATTTCTGGACCAACACATGGCAGAGCAAATCACGATCACCGTCAACGACGACGGTTCCTTCACGGTCAACGAGAAGGAAGACGACGCCTCCGCGACGGACCAGCCCATCAACCAAACCGTCGGCACCGTTGCCGAGGTGATGCAGCTGATCCAGAAGGCGCTCGGCGATGAGCAGGGCGGCGAACCCGCCCAAGAACCTCAAGACCCCCAGGCGATGTGGGATCAGGAGGCCGCGAAGCGCGCGCCCCAAGAACAACCCCCGATGTAAGGACCACACCATGTCGATGCAAAGCATGCAGAGCGCCCCCGCGCGCAACAGCTTCAAGGCCGCGGAGATCCCCAGCAAGGTCTCGCTGAAGAGCGCGGGCCGCCTGGACAACCCCAAGAGCGCAGCCCCGAAGACCTCGGGCCCGGCCAACGCCGGCTTCAACACCACGGCGCTCAAGCCCGGCAAGATCAAGATCTGATGACCACCGCTCCCGTCAAGCGTGGTCCTGGCCGGCCGCGCAAGACGGAGAGCGACAAGCCCTCCTTCGGCGGCCAGTCTGATGGCGTGCGATCCACCTCTGGCTGGCTCGCGAATCGCGCCAACCCCCCGGCCCCCCTGATCGACCCCCGCCGCGCGGGTCGCAAGGGCATCAACCTCAAGGCTGTCTCCGAGATCCTGATCGAACGGGGCCTCGACCCCGTGGCCGAGATCGTCCGCATCTACCAGACCGAGCAGCTCGACCCCGACGTCCGCATCCGCGTGATGTCGACCCTCATGGAGTACGTGCACGCCAAGCGCAAGAGCGTGGAGATCACGGGCGCAGAGGGCGGGGCTATCAAGGTGGAGAGCATGTCCAACGATGTGCTGGCCGCCATCGCCGCCCAGGCACTGGCCAACACCGTGGACGAGCTGACCCTGGACGACGTCACCGACGTCGAGGTGAAGGAGATGCTCAAGTGAGCCTCACACCTCAGCAGGCAGCGAAAGAGCTGCTCGCGCGCCGGGCCGCCAAGGAGAGCTTCCTCGGCTACGCGCGCTACATGATGCCTGAGGACCAGCAGCCTCAGCAGCACCACATCTTGCTGGCCAACGAGCTGGACAAGGTGGAACGAGGCGAGACCACGCGCCTGATGATCTTGATGCCGCCTGGCAGTGCCAAGTCGACGTTTGGCTCCGGCCTGTTCCCGTCGTACTTCCTCGGCAAGAACCCGCGGTCATCCGTCATCGCCGGCTCCCACACAACCTCCTTCGCGGAGCGCTGGGGCCGTCGGGTGCGGAACATGGTGCAAGAGGCCAAGTTCCAGAACGTGTTCGGCGACGTCGGCGTGGCCGCGGACTCCGCGGCTGCCGGCCAGTGGTCGACCACCCAGGGCGGTGAGTACTTCGCGGTGGGCGCAGGTGCCCGCGTGCAGGGCCGTCGCTCCGACCTCACGGTGATCGATGACCCCTTGGGCTCGCGTGAGGACGCGGACTCGGAGCTGATCCGAACGCGCCTGCACCAGTGGTACGACTTCGACTTGTCGCCTCGCTTGAAGCCGGGCGGCCGGGTGGTGCTGATCAACACCCGCTACCACGAGATGGACCTGTCCGGGTATCTCCTGTCGAAGGAGCCCGAGAAGTGGAAGGTGCTGAAGCTGCCCATGGAGGCGGTGGAGGGTGAGGTCGACCCGATGGGCCGGCAGCCCGGGCAGCGCCTGTGGCCGGAGTGGTTCACCCAGGACATGGTCGACGCGGCCAAGGCGGACCCCCGCACCTGGACCTCGCTGTACCAGCAGAGCCCGGCGCCCATCGGCGGCGGCGAGCTGAAGAAGAGCTGGGTGCAGTACTACGACCGGGCCGACTTCATGCGCATGAACAAGATCATGCTGGTGGACCCGGCCGGCGGGCGCAAGGACAAGAAGTCGGACTACACCGCCATCTGGGTGATCGCCCTGGGCGAAGACGACAACATCTACATCTGCGACATCATCCGCGACCGCCTGGACCTGGCGGAGCGGACGGAGGCCATCTTCCGCCTGCACCGCAAGTGGAAGCCGTTGCAGACGCGCATCGAGCGCTACGGCCTGATGTCCGACACCGAGCACATCCGCTACGAGCAGAACCGGCGCAACTACCGCTTCTCGCTCACCGAGGTGGGCGGCTCCACCCGCAAGGAAGACCGGATCCGCCGCCTGGTGCCGTACTTCCGCGCCGGCCGCATGTGGTTCCCCCGTGAGTACCACTACACGGACCACACCGGCAAGACCAAAGACCTGGTCCACAACTTCGTCGAGGAAGAGCTGTCGGTGTTCCCGGTGGGCGCCTTCGACGACATGTTGGACAGCCTGTCTCGCTTGGCCGAGCCAAACCTCGACCTGCCGTGGCCGCGCAAGAGCGACTTCGGCAATTTCCCTGTCGTCGATTTTGGGGTGATGGACCCCGTCGTCGGCTACTGATTTCTCCGTGGTGGGGAAGAAAGCCGCAGCCCAGAGCGGTGGACCACCTGCCGCCGGCCAGGGCTTCTGGACAGCCGGCACATCTTCAAAGCGAACCCCATGAACCCCACTGATTTCCCCGACATCGAAGTCGAGGTGGATGAGCATCAGCTCGCCCTCGACCGCCAGGAGAAGCTGCAGGCCCTGGGATCCGCCCTCGCCAAGCAGCGCGACGAGTGGATCGCTGCGCGCCGTACCGCCGGCATCGACAAGCGCATGGCGGACGACAACGACCAGTATCACAACCTGGACGCGACCAACAAGTCCTCCAGCTCGATGATGCAGAACGTGGCTCAGGGCTACGCTCAGGCGCCCAACACGACCCGGGCCACACGCTCGACGCTGTTTGTCGGCGTCACCCGCCAGAAGACGAACGCGGCCGAGGCCCGCCTGTGCGACATCGTGCTGCCGTCGGATGACAGCAACTTTGGCGTGGACCCGACACCCGACCCGCGCCTGGCCAAGCAGCTCGAGAACCACGCGCCGGCCACGGACCCCACGACGGGTCAGACGCCCCAGGGCCCCAACGGCCAGCCGCTCAAGATGAGCGACATGGCGCAGGCAGTGCAGGCGGCAGCCGCCGCATCGGCCAAGGCCATGCAGGCCGAGATCGAGACCCAGTTCGAGGCCTGCGACTTCTACGCCGAGTGCCGCAAGATGATCCACAACGCTGCGCTCTTCGGCACGGGCGTGCTCAAGGGCCCCGTGGTGGTGTCGCGCCGCAAGAAGTCCTGGAAGAAGTCTGGGCTGCCAGGTGGCCCGCAGGTCTACCAGATGACCTTCACCGAGAGCAAGGATCCTGCCTCCTACTCGGTGGACCCCCGCAAGGTGTGGCCCGACCCGTCCTGCGGTGACGACGTGCAGTCGGGCCGTGGCATCTACGAGTTCGACGAGGCCACCACCAAGCGCGTGCGTGACCTGGCCAAGCAGCCCCTGTACATCCGCGAGCAGCTGCTCAAGGTGCTGGAGGCCGGCCCAGGCAAAGGCCAGAGCGCCCGGCCCAGCGACTTCCGGGTGAACGACGAGCGCAACATCGGCAAGGACGACACCTTCGCCTGGTGGACCTACACCGGTGAGATCGACCGCAAGGCCTTGGAAGAGGCGGGCCTGCCCACGCCGAAGGACGACCTCGAGGTGGCCAGCATGGTCATCGAGATGATCGATGACACGGTGGTGCGCGCCTACGTGAACCCGCTCGAGGACGGCTCGCTGCCCTACGACTTCTTCCCTTGGGAGAAGGTCTCCGACAGCGTCTGGGGCTACGGCATCCCTTACCTGATGCGGGCCCAGCAGCAGGTGACCAACGCCGCCTGGCGCCAGATCATGGACAACGCCGGCATCACGTCGGGCCCCCAGATCATCGTCAAGCCAGGCTTGGTGCAGCCCGCGGACAAGAAGTGGGAGATCACGGCTCGCAAGATCTGGTTCGCCACCGACGACACCCAGGACGTGCGCACGGCGTTCACCACGGTGCAGTTCGACTCGCGGCAGCAGGAGCTGTCCAACATCCTGACGATGAGCGAGAAGCTCTCGGACCAGGAGACGGCCACGCCCATGATGATGCAGGGCGAGAAGGGTTCCGCGCCCGAGACCGTCGGCGGCATGACCATGCTGATGAACAACACCAACACGGTGTTGCGGCGCCTGGTCAAGCAGTACGACGACTATGTGACCCGACTGCACGTCCATCGCTACTACGACTTCAACATGTTGTACAGCGACAAGGAAGACATCAAGGGCGACTTCCAGGTGCTCGCGCGCGGCTCGTCGGCGCTGCTGATTCGGGACATCCAGCACCAGGCTCTGAACGGTCTGATGCAGGTGGCGACCAACCCGGTCTTCGCCCCGATGATCAACCCGAAGAAGCTCTTCGAGAAGGCCTTGCGGGCCCAGCACCTGGACCCCAACGACATCATGCGCACGGATCAAGAGATCCAGCAGATGGAGCAACAGGCCCAGCAGAACCAGAAGCCGGACCCCCGCGTGCAGGCCGCCCAGATCCGGGCCCAGGCCGACGTGCAGCGCGCCCAGGCGCAGTCCGCTGCCGACACCGCCGAGATCCAGACCCGTCAGCAGATGTCGGATCGGGACCATCAGTTCCGCCTGGCGGAGCTGCAGGTGATGAAGGAGATCGAGATGCTGAAGCTCTCGACGACCCAAAACATCTCGCTCGAAAAGATCAAGGCCATGTTGGCCGACACCGCTCTGCGCGAGCGCACCAAAGCCCAGATGTTCGCTGCCGAAGCGCAGATCAACGAACGCACCGGCCACGGCATCTAACCTCAGAAAGGAGGCAGCATGGCTGCACCGAACCAACCCCCAAACCCCTTCATGGGGTTCGCACCGGATCCGGTGAACCCCTCGCTGACGATGTTCGCCATCACCCCGGCAGACGCGCAGAACCTGGTGTCCGCGGTGCGCCAGATCTACGTGGGTGTGGGCGGCAACGTCGCCCTGACCGACATGACGGGCAACACCGTGATCCACCAGAACGTGGCCAGCGGCAGCTACCTGGGCCCGTTCACGGTGATCCAGGTGCCCAGCAGCGGCACCACTGCCTCCGGCCTCATCGGGTACGTCTGACATGGCGCTGTCTCTCAGCATGGGGATGCCGACGCGCACCCGGGCGCTGAGCGCCACCGCCAAGGCCATCAGCAACGGCCTCACGGCCCTGCGCAAGTACGGCGCAAACGCGCACCTCTGGCTGCCGGGCGTGGGCTATTTCAACGGCGTCGACCTGGGCAACTACCTGGACAGCGCCGGCACGAGCCCAGGCACCGTGGACAACCCGATCGGCCTGGTGCTGGACATCGCGAACGCCACGACAGGGCCGAACTTGGTCAGCAACGGCGATCTGACAACGGATATTTCCGGCTGGACGTCCGTCAACTCCCCGATTACGTCGAACGGCACGGGCGGGGTGACGATCCAGAAAAATGGATCTTCCGACGGCCAGCTCACCCAGGCTGTCACAACTGTGGTCGGCCAGAGTTACAAGATCAGCTGCTTCGTCACGAACCCGACAAACAACTACATCTTCGGGGTGACTGGGACAAACACGGGTTACCAAGCGGTGCCGGGGCGCATCACGCTGTACTTCACGGCTTCGTCGACATCGACGACAGTGATTCTCCAGCAGGGGGGCTCGTCTGGAGCGACCACGACGTTTGGGCAAGTGTCTTTGCAGGCTATCTCGGGCATCCCTGCCTCTCAGGCCACCACGGCCAACAAGCCGACCCTGCGCCGGGGCATGACCAACCTACAGGTCTACAGTTCCGTGTCGTCCGGGATTGCAAACTCGACCTACGCCGGCGGTAGCACAGGGACCGGCATCACCCCGGCTATTACGCCCAATTACGATCTTGACCCATGGGGCGGCAGCACGGCCTGCCGAGTTCAGCTTTCGTTGAATGGGGGCGCCACCACTGCGGACCGTGCGTATCTTTCGGCCACTGCAGCATCCCTAGATAACTCCCCGCGCACGTCGCTTACTTGGGTCAAGTCTCTAGCAGGCCCAACGACGCTTTTAACCCGCTACAACGGGAACACAGCGTACTACACCATTGGCAGCGACTGGCAGCTCATCTCGACCGTCGGCAACAGCACAACAGATCCGACGCACAACGTTGTAGAAATCCGCGGTGGCCAAAGCACGACCAACTCGAATACCGCCGATTTGCTTGTCGCGACCCATGGCGTTTTTCTTGGTTCAGTGACCCCACAGCAAGTGCTTCAATGTGGCGGTATCCCCCTGACCACCGTCTCGCCGGTGTCCAGCGCTGCGGGCAACTGGTGCTGGCAGGGCAACGGCTCGTCCACCAGTTTGCAGAAGCTAGCGTCTGTCACGTCATCCGATGACTTTGTTGCGGTCGCCGGGGCGCAGCTGAACGCGGCGACAGGCGGCGGGTATTACGTAATCGCCCAGCCTGCAGGGAATACAGGCACTTCCGCCCGCCTTTGTACTCTAGCCATAGGCCCGTCGAATGTGCTTCAGGCCCACTGGGCGAATGACGCGGGGGGTTCGGGGGTCAGCTCGCCGGGCTCGGCCACGGTGGGTGTGCCGTTTGTTTTTTCTGGGCAAGTCAAAGCCTCAGCCCTTCGGAGCCGCGTGAACGGAGGAGCCTGGGGGAATTCGACAACCGCCACAGGAGTTTTCACCCTCAATACGAGTGCAATCGGCTTTGCATATGGCTTCAACGCCTGGGCGGGCCAGCAATTCCCGTATGTGGAGGTGAAAGGGACAGTCTCCGACTCTGACCTCCTGGCCATCGAGCGTTTCATCGCGGTCTTCACCGGCCCGACGGGGGTGTCATTCTGATGAACTACAGCGAGACCCTGGCCCTCACGATCCCCGCGGCCCTGGCCGCGACCGCCTCGGCCATCAGCCGCGCCATGGACCCGGACACCGGCGGCGCGGCGTCCTGGCGCCACCCGGTGACGGGCTACGCCCCGGACGGTACGCCGACCGTTGACCAAGCTGCCCTGGTGACCTCGACCGCCTGCACCCCAGCCTTCAAGGCCGCGGCGCTGCAGATGCTGGCTGACACCACAGGCGCTGCCGCTTTTGCCTACGTCTCCGCCGACTACAGCACCCGCTGGCCCGGCCTGACGCCACCGACCCTCTCTGACTGCGCGGCGTTCTGCCAGGCGGTCACCATCAATCCGTAAAGGACCGACATGGGCTTCATCAACTCGCTGAAGGTCGAGTTGGTGCAGGACGTGGCCGATTCTGGCCGCGGGCTCTGGCAATTGCTGGAGCCGCTGTACTACCTCGACCGCCCGGGCACGCCGTTGCTCATCGTGCCCGAGGGCTTCGTCACCGACTTCGCGTCGGTGCCCCGGATCCCCATCGCGTTTTTGCTCTGCGGCGACACGGCCCACCCGGCCGCGGCGCTGCACGACTTTCTCTATTCAACCCCGCATCGCACCACCAGGGCCGACGCCGACCGCATCTTGCGCGAGGCTGCGATCTCCTGCGGTGTGCCCGCCTGGCGCGCGGCCATGCTGTACGCCGGGGTCCGTGTCGGCGGAGCCTCTCACTGGGACTGAGCCCATGGACGACACCACAAACCACATCATGACAACCACCATCAAAGCCGCGCCTCCCGTGGCGGTGGGTGTCCTCCACCACCTGGCGGTGCAGCTCCCGGACTGGATCACGATCTTGAGCTTCGTCTACATCGTGCTGCAGATCTACATCGCGCTGAAGCACCTGCGGGAGGGCCCGCCGAAGTGATCCCCGACGAGCTGAAGAAGCGCCTCCAGGGCGCCGCGGCGGCCGGGGTGATCGGGCTGTCGGCCGTCCTGGCCAACTGGTACGAGGGCACCGTCTACACCGTCTACCTCGACCCCGCCGGGGTGCCCACTGTTTGCGCAGGCATCACGGGCCCCGACGTTGTCTTGGGCAAAACCTACACCCAGGCCGAGTGCGACCAGCTGCTGGACAAGCACCAGCGCATCGCCCAGGCCGCGGTCAAACGAGTCATCAAGGCGCCCCTGAACCAGTGGCAGGAGGCGGCCTTGATCGACTTCACCTTCAACCTTGGCGAGACCCGGCTGGCCGGCTCGACCATGGCGAAGCTGTTCAACGCAGGCCGCACCACCGAGGCCTGCGACCAGCTGTCCCTCTGGGTGAACGCCCGGGTCAAGGGCCAGCTCACACCACTCCCCGGCCTCGTCAATCGACGGGGCACCGAAGAGGACTTGTGCCTCGGAAAGATCCCATGAAAAGCGCTGCTCGCTACCTCCTGACCTTCATCGGCGCCGCCCTCGCGGCCTGCGCTCTGCTCATCGTGGGCGCCCCGGCGCATGCCGCCACCTTCGTGGGCTTCAGCCACACCCAGCCCTCGGCCAAGAGCGTCGCCATCCAGGCGGTGAACGACGCCAAGAGCACGCTGCTGATCGCGGCATACCAGTACACCAGCACGGACGTGATCCAGGCCGTGCTGGCCGCCAAGAAGCGCGGCGTCGATGTGCGCGTGATCCTCGACCACACCCAGGAGAACGGGGACAGCCAGGCCACCATGGTGGCCGCCGGCATCCCGTGCTTCATCGACCACACGTACAAGATCATGCACCACAAGTTCTTGGTGATTGATGGCACCTCGGTCGAGAACGGCAGCTTCAACTACACCCTGTCGGCCGACAAGAGCAACGCGGAGAACGCGCTCTACACCACCGACGCGCCCGCGCTGGCCGCGGCCTACACCACCGAGTGGCAGCGCATCCAGGCCCTGCCCAAGACCGTGGCGTGTAAAGGGGGTGGTCAGTGATCGCCGAGTACGCAGCCTTCCTGACCCTGTTCCGCCAGGGCAAGTGCCTGGCCGACAGCGCCACCTGGAAGAACCGCACCGTGGCCACCAACCTGCTGGTGGGCGTGATCGGCGCGCTGCTCGTGATCGCCAAGGCTTTTGGCTATGACGTCCACATCGACCACGACACCATCGAGGCCCTGGCTGGCGGCGTTGCTGCTGCCGTGGCTGTTGGCAACAGCGTCATGCACGTCATCACCTCTGACAAGGTCGGCCTGCCGGCCGTGGGCGGAGCTGGTGACCGAGGAGGCGCCGGCCCCCGCGCTGGTGACCCTGCATGAATCAACCCGTGTCAGCCTGCCGCCAGTCGCGGTGGGGCTGACCTGTCCGTTTTGAAGGAGAACCCCATGATCGATTTCACCGCCCTGGCCGGCAAGCTCGCGGGCGCCGCCCAGTTGCTCGGCCCTCTCGGCCAGTTGGTGCAGCAAGCCCACGCCCTGGCGCCCGCCGCCCCGGGCCTGGCCAAGGCCTCGCTGGTCGTCAGCACCATCTCGGCGCTGGAGCCGGAGTTTGCCCAACTGGCATCGGAGCTGACGCCCGTGCTGACGGACATTGTCAGCATGTACCGGGCCACGGGCGTCTTGCCGACGTCCACGGCCACAAAATAAGTCCCGCTGCCGGCTCGCTTGAAGCCGCGTATTCACTCGTGTCGTCTCCCCCTTTAAGTTCACATTTTCAGGTGGATTAAAGGTGGTTGGTGCCCTGGAGCTAACCCGGGGCCCGGCGTCGGGATGTGAATTTTAGTCTTTAAAAGCTAGTTGCGCTAACCTTTTCGGCGAGCAATAATAGCGGCGGGATATAACGCCCAGATCTTTCATAACCCCACCACATGATCGACTTCTCGTCTGCCACATGGACGCAGGTGTCCGCCTTGATGAAGGCCCAATTGGCCCGTGCGCGCGAGCGAAACGACCAAGTTGGCCTCAGCGAGGCTGAGACCAACGCCTATCGCGGCGAGATCCGCATCCTCAAAACCCTCCTCGCTCTGCCTGAAGCGGCAGACCGGGAAAAGCAGTTCGTCCAGGCGGCCATCGAGCTTTAGCCTGCACCTACGTTTTTGAGTAAAGAGCCCGCCTTGAGCGGGCTTTGTCGTTTCTGGAGAAAAAATTGACAACCGAAGCTCTCAACCCCGAGCAGGCCCAGGCCGCTTGGGACGAGCTGGCATTGGCACGCACGCCGGCTGAACCCGCCGTGACGCCTGAGCCTGAGCCCGTCCCTGCTGAGACCATCCCGGAGCCGGAACCCACCCCGGCCCCGGAAGACACGCCCGAGCCCGCCCCGGCACCCGCTGAGCCCCAGCCTGCGGTGCTGCCCCCGGAAGTCCAAGCGCGCCTCGCACGCCTGGACACCCTGGAGGCGCAGTTCGCCAGCCTCGCCAACGACCACCGCGCAGCCGTGGGTCGCATCGGCTCGATCCAGTCTGAGCTGGCCGCCGCGAAAGCAGCCGCCGCGAAAGTGCAAGACGCACCCACTCAGGCCCAGGTCGCCGCAGCGTCCAAGGATCTGAAGAAGTGGGAGGCGATGAAGGCCGATTTTCCCGACTGGGCCGAGGCCACGGAGGAGTTGCTCGCATCGCGTGCAGTTCCCGCCGCGCCCACGGTGAGCCAGGAAGACATCGACCGCCGCCTCACCGAGGCCCGCGCGCAGTGGGCTCAGGACCAAGCCGCCCAGCGCGAGCAGGCGCTGCGAGAGCTTCGATTCGAGACCCTTGACGCAGCCCACGACGGTTGGCGCGAGAAGGTGGCGACGCCTCAGTTCCGGGACTGGCTCCAGGCCCAGGACGACTCCACGCGAGCACTTGGTGCCAGCGAGCGAGTGAAGGATGCGTTGACCCTGCTGCGCCGCTTCGACGAGGCCGCAGCCGTCAAGCCCGTCGAGATCCAACAACAGCGTGCTGATGCCCTGGCAGCAGCCGTCACCACCAAACCCGGCAAGACGCCGCCACCGAAGTCGGAAGACGAGATGACGCGCGAGGAGCTTTGGGATCTGTACGCGAAAAAGCGCGCCTGAGCGCTAGTTCATCTAACATCAAAAGGAAGACGCTATGTCTATTCAGAGCTACTCGGGCGCACCCAGCCGGAACTTGATCCGCGCCGCCCAAGACATGCTGGCTCACGCCGGCCCCATCACCGTCCTCGGTGATTTCGGCACCCAGAAGGAAGTGCCGCAGAACAGCACGGACACCCTGGTGTTCCGTCGCACGCTGCCCTTCTCGGCTAGCGCAACTGGCACCACGCTGGAAAACTCCCAGCGCTACGTCGGCACCCCGCAGATCTCGGCCGGCGCGTTCGTGCTGGGCGAAGGCGCCACCCCGGCGGCCAACACCCTGTCCTTCCAGGACGTGTCGGTGCAGCTGCAGCAATACGGCATGCTCTTCAAGTTCAGCTCGAAGGTCGAGTCGCTGTACGAAGACGACGTCCCCGCCCAGATGGTGAAGATCACGGGCGAGACCATGGCTGAAGTGCTGGAACTGCTGCGCTACGGCGTGCTGCGTGCCGGCTCCACCGTGGTGTACACCAACGGCTCCAGCCGCGCGGCTGTGAACACCCCGATCTCGCTGAACGCCCTGCGCCGCGCCGCTCGTACCCTCGAGTCGAACCGTGCCCAGCGCGTGACCACTCGCCTGGCCCCGGGCGTGAACTTCGGCACCCGCGCTGTGCAGCCGGCCTTCGTGGTCTTCGTGCACACCGACGCCGTGTCGGACATCCGCAACCTGCCGAACTTCACCAAGGTCGAAGAGTACGGCTCGTTCAAGCCGCTGCACGACAACGAAGTGGGCGCTTGCGAGGACTTCCGCTTCATCAAGTCGCCGCTGCTGACCAGCTTCCAGGCTGCCGGCTCGAGCACCCTGAACGGCATGCTGTCCGTGGGCGGCTCCAACGTGGACGTGTACCCCTTCATCATCATCGGTGAAGACGCCTGGGGCCAAGTGGCCCTGAAGGGCATGAACGCCCTGACCCCCACCGTGCTGAAGGCCTCGGATCGCAACCACGCGAACCCGCTGGGCCAGTTCGGCTACGTGGGTGCCAGCACCTGGTTCGCGTGCGTCCGCTTGAACGAAGCCTGGATGGTCCGCATCGAGGCCGGCGTCTCGTCCCTGTAATTGACATGAGGGGCTCCGGCCCCTCTGTCTCCTGAAAGGAAACAGATGCTCACCAAGCAAAAGCAGTACCTCGCAGGTGCTGACGACAAGGCCACGGCCAACGCGATCACCAAGGCGATCCAGTGGATCTTCAAGAACCAGGTGCTCGCGTCCTTCGGCCTGAACTTCGGCGCCGGTCTGACCGTCGGCCGCACGAACACCGCTGCGGCGTCCTGGGCCGTGGTCAATGGTATCCCCGTCAAGGTGGCTGCCAGCTCTGCGCTGCCGGCCCTCACCGGCCTCAACCTGGTCTCTGGCCAGCGCGCGGTCGTGTCGTACTTCGTGGACACCAGTGGCGTGATCACTGCCAGCCAGGGCAACGTCGCGACGTCGAACAGCTCGCTGATCTTCCCTGCGCCGCCCAACCCGGACACGGTCTGCATCGGCTACCTGATCGTCGAGGCCGCGGCCACGTTCACGGGCGGCACCACCGCGCTGGACGCCGCGAACATCACCTCGACCTTCATCTCCCAAATCGACGGTCTGCCCGTCATCCAGGACGCTGTCCTGTAAGGAACCCAACATGTCTCTGTCTCTCGAGCAAGCCCAGCTGGGCTCTTTCGTCCTGGGCAAGCCTGGCCTGGCTATCGGTTCGACCGCCAGCCAGCTGGCTATCGGTGCAGCGTTCAACTACTGCATCGACGGCGTGCTCTACAACAAGGGCGCCGTGGCCTCGTTCGCCCTGGCCGCGCCCTCGGCCGCCTTCAACATCGCCCAGACCGTGCCGGTTGGCTACAAGTCGGCCTTCGCTGTGTGGGCTGACTCGGCGGGCACCCTGACCGTGACCCAGTCCACCCCGGTGCCGTACTCGGTCTCGACCGACAAGGCTGGCGTGCCCCCGAACCCGGGTGGCCGCACCCTGGTTGGCCAGGCCGTGGTGTCCAACCCGTCGCTGTCGGCCAACGGCGGCTTCCGCCCGGGCACCGACAACTTCAACGCGACGGTGACCACCAACTACTACGACACGTTCAGCCTGATCCCCTCGGGCCTGGCGTAAGTCGTCCAGCCTCCCTGAAAGCCCCGCTTCGGCGGGGCTTTTCTTTTTTCACCACCGAAAGAACACATGTCCACCAAGAAGAGCGAAACCATCCAGGGCCTGGAAGCCCGCGGCGTCGGCGTTGTCGATGACCAAGCCGACATCCAGCTCGTCTCCGAGTCCGAGCTGGCCAAGGTCGCCAGCCAGGAAGCCTTCATGCAGGAGATCCTGAAGATCCGCCTGGCCTCGACCACTGACGTCAATGCGTCGCCCTACGTCGTGCTGACCTGCAACGGCGTCGCTGACCGCATCGTCGTGCCACGTGGCATCCCCACCAACGTGAAGCGCATGCATGTCGAGGTCTTGGCCCGCATGCGTGAGATCCGCTACACCCAGCGCCCGCCCGTGGCCGGCGATCTGGAAACGGGCAACTACCTGTACCCCAGCGTGGCACACGTCTACCCGTTCGAGGTGCTGCGAGACCCCAGCCCCGTGGGCCACGCCTGGCTGGAAAACATCCTGGCCGAGCCGGTGCAGTAAGGGGCTGACGCATGGCAGCGATGACCTTCCTCCAGCTGTGCCAGCGCACCCGCGAGAAATGTGGCATCTCGGGCAACGGCCCGGTCACCACGGCCAGCCAAAGCGGGGAGTTGCTGCGTGTCGTCAATTGGGTGAACGAGGCCTGGGAAGACCTGCAGAACGACCAGGACACCTGGGCCTGGATGCGGTCCCCGTTTTCGTTCACCACCACGTCGGGCAAGCAGAGCTACTCGCCGGCATCCGACCTGGCGCTCCTGCTGCCCAACTTCCAGTCGTGGCATCTGGACACGCTGCGGTGTTTCAACACCGCGACGGGCACCACGGACGAGCAGTTCCTGGCGCCTTGGGATTACCAACAGTTCCGCAACTTCTACGAGTACCAGGTGCGCCCGAACGGCCGCCCGCTCGTGGCTGCGGTCCAGCCTTGGGACCGCTCGCTCCTGCTGGGCAACACGCCTGACGACGTCTACACCGTGCGCGGCGAGTACCAGCTGGCCGCGCGCCCCTTCTCCAACGACGCCGATGTGCCGGGCCTTCCGGGTGAATACCACATGTTGATCGTCTACGGCGCGATGCAGAAGTACGCCGCCTATGAGAACGCCAGCGAAGTGGCCGCCGAGGCCGTGCGGGCTTACGCCCGGCTGAAGGGGCGCCTGTCCCAGAACCAACTCACCGGCCTCACTTTCGGGGCACCCCTGGCATGAAATCTCGCAACCCGCTGAACGGCCAGCCCCAGACGCTGACCGAGTATTTCGCTTTTCGCGGCGGCCTCAACATCAACAGCCCTGCGCTGTTGGTGAACGCGGGCCAGCTGTTCGACTGCATGAACTATGAGCCGGATCCGCAGGGCGGCTACCGGCGCATCGGCGGGTACGAGCGTTTCGACGGGCGCACCTCGCCGTCCTCGGCCACCTACCTGGCGCTGGCCTGCTCGATGACCAGCACGCCGGCCGTCGGTGCCTCGGTGACGGATGGGACGGCCACGGGCATGTTTGTCCAGACGCTGCCCGGGGGCATTGTGTTGACGGGCGTCGTTGGCACCTTTGGCACCGGCAAGACCCTCAAGGTGGGTGCCACCACTGTTGGCTCCACGGGGGCCAGCACGCTGTACCCGACACCGCCGACGGCCCTGCAGGACGCCACCTACACCGTGGCGGCAGCGTCGGTCTACCGCGCCCTGGTCCAGGCCGTGCCCGGCAGCGGGCCGGTGCGGGGTGTCTGGCTCTACAACAACACGGTCTACGCCTTCCGCGACAACGCTGGCGGCACGGCTGGTGGCATGTGGGTCGCTACGGCCAGCGGTTGGCTGTCGGTCGCCCTGGGTGAAGAGATCGCGTTCACCAACGCCAGCGCGGCTGTGCTGGAAGGCCTGGTGCTGACCCAGGGCGGTGCATCTGCGACGATTGCCCGTGTGGTGCTCGAGAGCGGCGCCCTGGGCGCGGCCAACACGGGGCGCCTGATTCTGGCCGGCCGCACGGGCACCTTTGCCTCAGGCAGCGCCACGGTTGCCGGCGGGGGCACGATTACCCTGGCCGGCGCGTCCACGGCTATCACGCTGTCCCCCGGCGGCACCTACCGTTTCCAGAACTACAACTTCGCAGGCGGCGCGAGCACCCGGCGCATGTACGGCGTGAACGGCGTCGACAGGGCCTTCGAGTTTGACGGCTCCACCTTCGTGCCCATCAATTCGGGCACCGCCCGGGCGCAGGACACGCCGGCCTACTTGCGCTGCCATCGCAACTTCCTGTACCTGGCCATTGGGGCCAGCCTGGTCAACGGCAGCGTGGGCCTGCCTTACCGCTTCATCACCGCGGAGGGCGCGGCCATCACGGGCATCGGAGATGCGATCACAGGCCTGTGCACGATGACCGGGGAGAGCCTGGGCATCATGACCCGGTCCTCCAGCTGGGTGCTGCAAGGTGCCAGCTCGAGCACCTGGGCCCTGAGCGCGCTGCGGGCCGACGTGGGCGCCGTGCCGGGCACTTTGATGTCGATGAGCGACACGTACTTCTTCAGCGACCGGGGGTTCACGAACCTGACCGCCACGCAGAAGTACGGCAGCTTCGACGACAGCAGCCTGAGTCGGCAGATTCAGCCCCTTGTGGACCAGGCCCGCACCAAGGTGCTGGGCGCCTACACCGTCCGCCAGCGCGGGCACTACGTGTTGCTGGCCACCGACGGCTCGGCTATCTGCATGGGCATCAACAACACCCAGGTGACCGGCTTCACCCGGTTCCAGCTGGGCTTCCTGCCGACATGTGTTTGCTCGGAGCAGGACAACGCGGGCACCGAGCGCATCTTCATGGGCGACAGCACCGGCTTCGTCTTCGAGATGGGCAAGGGCTCGACCTTTGACGGCGCGGCCATCAGCTCGTTCATCAAGGTGTTCTTCAACCACAGCAAGAGCCCCCGGGTGCGCAAGCGCTACCGGCGCGCGGTGCTGGAGATGACCTCGGCGCTGTACTCCAGCATGTCCTTCGTGCCTGACTTCAGCTACGGCGACCCGGACATCCCGAGCGCGTCCATGCGCACGGTCGAGGTGGCCGGCGCCGGCAGCGAGTGGGACATCGGCAACTGGGACTCCTTCTACTGGAGCAGCCAAGACCTGGCCCAGCCAAACATCGCAATCGAGGGCACCGGCACCAACGTGGCGCTGACCTTCTACAGCACGACGCCCTATGACTTTGGGCACGTGTTGCAGGGGGCCATCGTCTATTACACCCCCCGGCGGATCCAACGATGACCAACCAATATTTCAACAACCCGGGCAACCTGGTGCCGTTCACCAAGGCCCGGGCCGAGGACGTCTCCGCGGCCTACGACCTGCTGGCTGCAGGGTTTGCGCTGCTGCCAGTGCCCCTGGCGCTGCAGGCAGGCAACGCAAACTATGCCGTCGACGCGGGCACCGCCAATGCCTACAAGGTGACGCTAGGCTCGCTGATCACGGGCTACGTTGATGGCCTGGAGGTCAAGTTCCAGGCCGGCGCGGCCAACACTGGCGCGGCCACGATGAACGTGAACAACCTAGGCGCCGTGGCGATCAAGCGCCCCGACGGCGCCCCGCTGCAGGCCAACGACATCCTCGCTGGCCAGATGGTGATGCTGATCTACAGCGCGAGCCAGACGGTGTTCCAGCTGGTGGTCACGGCCCTGGCCGCGGCCAACTCGGCCTACGCTTCGGCCACGGCCGCAGCGGGGTCCGCGAGCGCGGCGTCCTCCTCGGCCGGTGCGGCTTCTGGTTCGGCCACGGCCGCGGCCGGCTCCGCAACGGCCGCCGCGGGCTCGGCCACCAGTGCTGCCGCCTCGGCCACGGCCGCAGCGGCTTCGGCGGGTGGCTACGGCAGCACGAGCACCACCTCACTCACGGTGGCCACGGGGGCGCAGAGCTTCACGACCCAAGCCAGCAAGGCCTGGACCGTGGGCCAGACGGTCTCCATCGCGTACTCCGGCAGCGTGGTGATGACCGGCACCATCACGGCGTACAACGCCAGCACGGGCGCCATGACGGTCAACGTGACGGCGACCCAGGGCACGGGAACCTACGCGGCCTGGGCGATTGGCCTGGGCACCCCGAGTATTGCCGGCGTCAGCACCACGTTCAACGTCAAGCAGACCTTCGCGGGCTCGACCACTGACGAAGCGGTGTCCCTGAAGAACGCCGCGGAGCAGGTCAACATCGTGGCCGCGGCCCCCGCAGCAGCCCAGACCGTTTACCTCAGCTCGGGCGCTGTGAACCTGTTCACGGTCAACGCGGCCAACAACTGGACCCCCAACATCGCCCACAGCGCGGGCACCAGCCTGAACACCGCCATGGCCGTGGGTGAATCCGTGACCGTGGTGCTGGAGGTGACCCAGGGAGCCACAGCCTACTTCAGCAACGCGCTGCAGATCGACGGCTCTGCCGTCACGGTCAAGTGGCTCGGCGGCCAGGGCGCCCCCACCGCGGGCAACGCCTCGGGCATCGATGCCTACAGCTACGTGATCACCAAGACCGCCTCTGCGACCTACACGGTCCTGGGGTCGGTCGCTCAGTACAAGTAACCCCCTCATGCCGATTCTCAGCACGATGGCTGCAGCAGCGGCCAGGGCGTATGGCGCCCTCATGAAGCTCAAGAACGCCCCACCCTCGGTGGGCTACCTCATCGTCGCTGGCGGCGGCAGTGGCGGTCAGTCTTACGGGGCGGTCCCGGGCACTGGCGGCGGCGGCGGCGGCGCGGGAGGTTACCTCACAGGGTCCGTCGCAGTCGCGGGGGGTGTCTCGTACAGCGTTGTTGTCGGATCGGGCGGCGCAGCGGGGAGTTACCAGGCGGGCGGCAACTCGTCGTTCACTCCCGTGGCAACCACAGCTATCGGGGGCGGCCCCGGCGGTTGGTATGGCAATAACAGCGGCAGCAGCGGCGGCTCTGGCGGCGGCGGTTGCGGCGGGAACAACACGGGCTCCGGCGGCTCGGGCACGGCCGGTCAGGGCAGCAACGGCTCCGGCGGTGGTGCACAAGCCGGCGGCGGCGGCGGCGCGGGTGGCACGGGCAACGTCCCAACCGGCGGCGCGGGCGTGAGCAACAGCATCACGGGCACGGCGGTCACGTATGCCCAGGGAGGCTGGGGCCAGCTCAACGCCGCGGGGTCCACCCCCGGCTCGGGCGGCGGCGGCGGCGATCCGAACAATGCGTTCAGCGGTAACGCAGGTGCTGCCGGCGTCGTGGTGATTCAGTACCCCAACACCTACCCGGCCCCGACCTCGATCACAGGCACCTACACCGACGTCTCCGGCTCGACAGCAGGCTACCGCACCTACAAATTCACCGGTAACGGAACCATCACCTTCTGATATGCAATACGCAAAAGTGGCGGGCACCGTGGTGCTCAAGTACCCCTACACAGTTTTCGACCTGACAGTCGAGAACAACACCAACTATGGCCTGGTGGACGACCCGGATCTCCCGGGCATCTTCGAGTACACGGCGGCGGCCCGGGCCGAAGGTTCGTCCCTGGAGCCGGTCCAGCCCACCGCGGCCCCTGTGGTCGACGCCGACACCCAGCTCGTTGTCGAGGTCACCCCAGAGGTGACCGGCGGTGCCTGGGCCCAGAAATGGTCGGTCCAGGACAAGCCCCTGGCGGACTGCATCACCGCTCGGCAGGCCAGCCTGTTCGCTCGCTACTCCGCGGATTCGCAGCAACCGGTGACCTACACCACGGCAGCAGGCGTGACCAAGGTGTTCCAGGCGGACCTGATGAGCCAGCAGCTCCTGCAGACCGCGCTGGCGGGACTGTCTGGCGCGCAGACCGTGCCCGCGGGCTTCTTCTGGGTTGCAGCGGACAACACGCACGCCACATTCGCATTCAGCGATCTGCAGGGCCTGGCCGCGGCCATGCTGCTCCAGGGGTGGCAGGCCTTCCAACGTTTGCAGGCGCGCAAGGCAAGTCTCCGGGCGGCGACAACCCCGGAGCAGGTGCGAGCCGTCACCTGGTGACGGACTTTTAGAAACCCATTCCCTGCGTGTGGACTGAGGGATAATTGCTAGTTGAACTAGCGTGAAATTCAGGAGAATTCAATGAGCGACGCAGAAATCGTCAACTACTGGAACGCCAACAAGGACCAGCCTGCCGTCATCCAGGCCAAGCTGGACGAGGTTGGACGCACCCCGGAGGAGCTTGCGGAGCTGACCGGTGAAGACGTCGTCGGCATCTTGGCCGGCAAGCCCAAGCGTGCAGCCAAAAAGGACGCGGCCTAATGGCGACATCGAGCGCCTTCACCACTGGCGGTGGTAGCTCGAGCGCAGGCTCTGGCCCGACCCGGGACAGCAACGGCAACATCGTCGCCTTCGGGACGGAGGATCCGAACACGGCCCCTTCTGCCCAGCAGTACTTCGGGAACGCCTATGGCTGGACCCCCGAGCAGTACGCCAGCGCGATGTCAAACCCGCTGACCGCCTCGGGTATGTACGCGAATCCGACGGGCGCTGCGCAGCCGGCTTGGGCCCCCGCCAGTGCGCCGGGCGGGAGCGCCTCGGGAGGCCTGATCAACAGCGCTCTCTCGGGCGCGGCATCCGGCAGCACCGCCGGCCTCGGCTCCGGACCTTCCGTCGCGTCTGCCGCAGCTGCAGGCGCTTCGCCGGCCTTCACGGTGGGCGGCGGGGGCTCGCCAAGCCAGCTTGCCTCAGCGATCTCTGGTGCTTCGGGCACGACCCCGCTGCAGGCCGGCGCGTCTGGAGGCTTCACCGTGGGCGGCGGAGGTGTCACCTCGACGGGCGGCGCAGGCACCGCGGCGACGGGCACCACCAACGTGGAGACCAAGCCTATCGCTGCCGGTTCGACCGGCAACACGACGAGCACCTCGACGGGGACCACGACCAACACGTCTGGGACGGGGGCCCCCACAGCGGCTACGACCACGAACTGGAACGTCACCCCGAACCAGACCGTTGCAGGGCAGGCAGCCAGCGTCATCGATCAGAACAGCCCGCTGATGCAGCAGGCCGCGGCCCAGGCCACGCAGGTGATGAACGACCGGGGCCTGGTCAACAGCACCATCGCCGGCCAGGCCGCACAGGATGCTGTGCTCAACCGTGCCATCCAGATCGCCTCGCAGGATGCCTCGACCAACGCAGCCTCTGCGCAGACCAACGCAGCAGCGGCGAACAGCACCAGCCAGTTCAATGCGGGCCAGTCGAACAGCTACGACCTGACGACAACTCAGAACGACCTGAACCGCCAGAACGCCGTGGCCCTGGCCAAGATGAACAACGACTCGCAGTACCAGATCTCTGAGATGCAGCAGAAGTACAGCGGCCAGCTCCAAAAGAGCCAGGCGTTTGCGACGATGTTCAACAACTACATCCAGCAGCTGGCCCAGATCGACCAGGACACGTCGATCACCGACCCGGCCGCGAAGCTGCAGATGAAGCTGCAGGCTGCCCAGGGCCTGGACCAGTACGCGTCTGTTGCCGGCATGAACCTGGGATCCTCCATGGACCCGGTGACCCAGTGGCAGCAGCAGCTCGACGCCTACTACACCGCGCACCCGGACAAAGCTCCGGCATCGTGGACGGCGTCGCATGGCGGATCGTCGGGTTCATCTGGGTCGTCGGGCGGCTCCTCTACGGGCACCGGTCTGTTCGGCGGCACCTCGGGTGCAGGCACCGCAGGTCAGGGCGGCGCGTGATGCTGACCCCGCAGCAACTCCGGCAGCTCGTCATCGACGGGTCGCCGGAGGTCAGCCTCGAAACCCTGGACGACTGGGAGCTTGTGCCCTTCGTCCAGGACGGGGCGGTCACGGCCGTGGGCCTGATCAAGGGCTGCGAGTTCCACCTCTTTTCCACAGCTGACTTCAAGTTCCGGCGCGCAGAGATGCGTGCCGGGCTTCAGCCGCTTCTGGAGCGCTGGGGTTTCTTGGTCACGCGCGTGGCCCACAACGACACCCCGAACCAGCGGTTCAACAAGCTCTTCGGCTTCGAGCGGACCTGGAGCGACGGGCTTTACAACTATTACATGCTGACGGATCTGCCGTTCAGCAGGAAGGAAGAACAATGCCAGCAGTAGCAATCGGCGCCGCGGCCCTCTCGGTGTCCGCAGGCATCGCAGCCGGTGGCGTCATCGGCGGGATCATGATCGCCGGGGGCGTGATGAGCGGCCTGGGCGCCGTCACAGGCAACAAGGATATGAGCCAGCTGGGTGGCCTGATGAGCCTGGCCGGCGGCACGGCGGGGCTGATGTCGGGCTCCTGGGCTGACGCTGCCAACGAGGTGGCCATGAACAGCGCAGTCGAGGGCACGGGCACCACCGCGGCGGACTGGGCCAGCATGGACGCGGCCAACAACGCGGCCCTCCGCGACATCGGCGGCGCGGCCACCCCCGCAGCAGATGCCACCTCAGGCGCGGCTGCAGACCCGGCCTCGGCAGGTGCAACCGGCGCCCAGCCTGTGACCAGTGCCTCGCCAACAGGCGCCGACGCCTCAGCCGCGACCCCCGGCGCAGCGCCAGAGAGCCCGGGCGCGAGTGGCGCGCAAGCCCCAGGCGCTGCGGGGTCAGGCGCCCCCACCCCCGCCACGGACACCGGGGCCAACACCCAGAACAACATGAGCGCCATCTGGGCCCGGGCCAAGTCTGCCGGTAGCGGGCTGATCGACAGTGTGTCGACAGGTATGGACAAGGTCGGAACCTGGGTGGGGAAGGCCGTCGACTCCAAGACCGGGCAATCCGCGATCCTCGGCATGGCCCAAGGCGGCGCCGGGGCAGCCCTGCAAGCCCGCGCCCAGCAGCAAGCCTGGCAGCGGCAGCAGGACGCCCTCGCGCAGCAGCGCGGCCTCATCAACACCTCCATCTCTGGACAGCGAGTCTGATCATGAATGCAGCACCCCAAGGCGCCCCGAGCGCTGATGTCTCTCCCAAGGCCATCCGTGCCCAGATGCACATCCCCCCGGAACTCCAGCGCCCGTACGCCAAGATTGTGATGGCGGGCATGAAGGTCATGTTCTCTGACGGCACGCATGGCATGCTGGTCGACCGACTGCTCAAGAGCCAAGGCAACCTGCCCCAGGCCCTGGGCCAAGGCGCGGCCGACTTGATGTTTCTGCTGGTGCACGAGAGCAACAACGGCATCCCACCGCAACTGATCGTGCCCGCGGGCACTGAGCTGATCGCACACGCCGCGGACTTCCTGGCCCAGGCCGGCCAGCCCGTATCCACCGCGGACTTTGCTCAGGCCGTGGCTGTCTTCACGAAGACCGTGCTGTCCAAGGTCGGCATGGACCCCAACAAGGTCATGGCCGGTGGCCAGCAAACTCAGCAACCCCAGGGCGCCCCGACTGCGCCGCAGCAAGGAGCCATGCAATGAGCTGGGCCGAAGCACTGATCGGCGCCCTGGGTGGCGGCGCCAAGTCCATGAGCGACCATCTGAAAGGCGAGCAGGAGCTGGAGGACAAGCGCACGCTCATGAAGGAGCAGGCTGATCTGGATCTCATCAAGTTCCAGCGAGCTGAGCAGTTCAAGCAGCAGGCGGCCAACATGGCTCGCCAGCAGATGACCAAAGACATCGACGCCCAGATGCCCGGCCTCATCGGCGGCGCGGCCCAGGCTGCGGCCCAGAAACAAGTGGCCCCGCAGTTCGCCGGTGCGCGGCCGGCCAACGTCAGCACGTGGACGCCGGAGCAGCAGGCCTCGGTAGACCAGGCTCGGGGGTTGGCGGTCAAAGAGGCTGAGGCAGATCCAGCACTGCAGGCGAAGCTGGCCGCCGACCCGCACATGCGCTCCAAAGCCGCAATGCTGGCCGGCTACACCGACGCAGCCAAGACCTACGCAGACATCGGCAAGGGCCACCTCACGGTGCTCGGCCCCGGCGGCATCGCCCTGGACGAGAACAACAACGTGGTCGGGGACAACACGGGCCCGTTCACTGCGCGCACCCAAGCCGCTGCGGACAAGAAGGCCACGGGCAAGGGTATGAATCCCCTGACAGCCCAGAAGATCGTCGATCAGATGGGCTCGTCGGTCCAGCTGAAGCCCCCGCCCTTCGTCTCGAGCGATGAGTATGTGAATGGCAAGCCTCCGGCGGACGTCACGGGGCAGTCCGTGTTCAAGGAACTGTACCTGCGCAACGTCGTGGCTGCGGGCGATGAAACCGGCGCCAATGCTCTGGCCATCAAGAACTCCACCCTGGCCCAGTTCAACCGTCTGAACGATGCGACCACCAAGAAGGTGAACGAGATCGTCGGGCCGGCGTTCGATGCCAAGGGCAAGTGGGTGCTCGACCAGAAGCGCACCGAGAAGTTCGCGGCCGAGTGGGGCGTCGATCCGCAAGGCAAGTCGCCTGCCGCCCTGAAGAACGAGCTGCGTGAGCGCGCCCTGGCCGAGGGGCTGGATGCGCTTTCCGGCGGCTCCCCGGCACCCAGTACCTCGCAAGCTGCGCCGGCCCCCGCGCCGGCCGCGCCCACGAAGACCGAAGCCTCCACGAAGACCGCGGAAGCACCGAAGCCCGCGGCTGCCCCGGCGAAGCCCGCCCCGCAGGAGAAGGACGACAGCGGCAAGGTGATTCGCCCCGTCCTGGACAAGGCCGCGGCCACCGTGAAGCCGCTGTTCAAGGGCCAGCTCTCTGCCGCGGAGAAACGCCGACAAGAAGAAAAGCGCGTCTGGGATGAAGTCCAGCGCGAACGCAACGCAAGCAATTAAGGATCACATGGCAAGCTTCTTCGACGACAACACCCTCCGCTACATCGCCGGGTCTGCCCCTGCGGCGGACGCTGGGGGTGACGCGGTCTCCGCCATCCGCTCGGTGGCCGACGCCCGCTCCGTCAATCCTGACTTCCTGGTGGGCTTGGCTCGCCTGGAGACCCAGCTGGGCAGCCGCACGGTGCGCGGTGGGGGTGAGNNTGAGGACACCAACAACCTCTTCAACATCAAGGGCCCGGGCATCCGGGCTGTCGACAAGGCCGAGGGCTCCAACGACGCCTACCGCAAGTACGGCAGCTACGAGGAGTCGGCCCATGACCTGGTGGATCTGCTGGAGCGCCGCTACCCCGAGGCCGTGAAAGCTCAGACCGCCGAAGAGTTTGCCAAGGCCCTGAAAGCTGGCGGCTACGCCACTGACCCGGCCTACGTGAACAAGCTCGTGGGCACCATCGGCCAGGCGCCCCAGGCTTCGGGCCAGCGCGCCGCGCCCGCGCCCCGCAAGATGACAGGCGCTGATCTGCTCAAGGAACAGCAGGATGATGCGCCTCTGGCCCGCGCCGGCCGCGCCCTGACCAGCCCAGACGGCGGCGTTCTGCCGGCCATCGGTTCCCTGATCGCCAGTGCCATGCCGGAGGGTGGGGGCCAACGCACTGCAGGCGGGGCCGTGGCTGACACTGCAGTCGACGCTGCGCGTGGCGTGGTGGGCCTGGGCGAGTCCGTGGTGGGCCTGGGCAACCTGGTCTCGTTCGGGGCTCTGGGCAAGGCCATGGGTACCCTTGGCTACGACAGCAAGCAGACTGACCAGTTTCTGTCCGGTCTCTACACTGCGGATCGCCAGGACGCGGAGAAGAACGTTCAGAGCGCCAAGGGGTTCACGGACACCCTGGTTGCCCTGGGCGTGAACCCCTCGGTGCTGGTGGGCTCGATTGTCCAGTCGGCCCCGGGCATGCTGGCAGCCGGCGCGGCAGCTGGCGCTTTCGTGCGTGCATCTCTGCCCGCGGCCACCGCCGCAGCTGAAGCCGCCGTCAAAGCGGGCCAGATCGCCGAGGGCGACGCGGGCAAGTTCATCACCGACTTCGTCGCCAAGCGCGCGGCCAGTTCGGGTGCCGTGGCGGAAGGTGCCCAAGCTGCGGGTTCTATCGCGGAGCAGGGCCGCCAGGCCGGCCGGGACTTCAGCGAGTACGCGCCCTACGCGGTCGCGGGCGGCGTCGGCACGGCAGCGCTCGGTGCTGCAGCTTCACGACTGGGCCAAGCCACAGGCCTGGGCGGCGGTGTGGAAACCACCGTTGCCCAAAAGCTGGCTGGCCAGGAAGCAACTCACGGCGCCACGGGCGGCCTCGTCGCCCGGTTCCTGAAGGGCGGCCTGCAAGAAGGCGTGCTCGAGGAGGGCCCGCAGTCCTTCAATGAAGCAGCCATGGGCAATCTGGCCGAGGGCAAGCCCTGGGACACGGACATTGGCAAGCAGACGGCACAAGGCATCATGACCGGCGCTGGTATGGGCAGCCCCGTGGCGATGTTCCACTCGGGCAACCACGATGCACACCAGGAGACGGCCCAGATCATCGGCAGTATCCAGAATGCTGGGTCGGTGGATGAAGCCATCAAGCTGGCCAGCGACGCCGTGGGCAACCTGGACACCGCAACGACCACGCACCTGGTGCCGGAGATGGCGCCCCCGGTAGCGCCCGCCACTGATGCGAAGCCGCAGCCGACGGTCGCGTCCATCGCGATGGAGACCGCCCGCCTGGCCAAGCTCCGTGAAATGGCCGACCGTGACACTGAGCTGGCCAAGCAACAATCGGCGGCCCCCACGACTCAGGACGCCAGCAGCGTGGCGGAGCAAAGGGCTGTCGCGCTGGATCGCGCCACACCGGCCAAGGCCACCGAGGGCCCCAGTCTTGAGCAGTATCCGGACGGGCTCCAGGCCCTCAACCCGCTCCAGGCTCAGCAGCGGCTCGCCGTTCTGCGTGACCAGAATCCAGGCCAAGCCTTCATCGCCCAGGCGCACCCGCAGCAGCAAGGTGCCCTTGTCATCCGGCGCGCCGGTATGCCCGAGGCCACGCCTGCACCGGTTGTGCAGCCTGAGCCCGCCAAGCCCGACGTGGAGCGCGCAGCGGTGGAGGGCGACTTCCACCAGGCGCGTCAGGACTTCAGTCACATGCTGGAGCAGCAGGGTTTCAAGCGCGCCTACGACGCGGTGTCAGCCCGTGAGGGCGTGGCCACCCCCGAGGAAGCGGCCATCCTGGACAAGTACTCCCCGAACGAGCGTCTGTATGACAAGCTGCAGGGGCAGGAGGACGCGACGGTCGCAAAAGACACCAGCCCCGTGCAGGGCCTGCGCGACCAGCTGCGAGCCGAGCGCCTGGGCATCCAGGAGCCGATGCCGGAAACGCCTGACCGCAAGATCGAGGTGCCTGTCAGCTACAGCCGCCGCGACCCGAACCGGGTTGAACGGCTGAAAAACAGCGTGGAGTTCACGAAGGCGGGCATCGCCCCGGGTCTCGTTGCCAAGGGCTCGGAACCGGCGGCGCGCGGCAACGAGATCGACTTTGAGCACGACACCGGCGGCCTGACTTTGGAGCCCAAAGCAGAGAACCGGTTCAGCCAGGGCTCAGCGGTTCCGCCAGAAAAGCAACTTTCCAAGGAGGCCCTTGAGGCCCTTGTTGCGGGGGCGACGGAGGGAACTAAAAGCCCCAAGATCACCGTTCTTGATAGCGCGCGGGACATCCCCGGGGCTGATGTTCCTGCTGGGACCACACCAGCGGGGGGAGTTGTAGGCGGTCGGCTTTACCTCTTTCGGGACGGTATCCCGAACTCTGACCAGGCTATTCGCACTGTCTTCCATGAGCTGTTCCATGCTGGGTTCAAGGCGATCATGCCCGAGCAGAAGTATATCCAGCGGATGCTCCAGCTCCGGGCCTCGGACGCCACCGTCGCCCAGTTCGCCAAGCGCTGGATGGAGTCTGTGGAAGGCCAGGAACGCAAGGGCACCATCCCGATGCAGGACTGGTATGCGCTGGCGGTCGAGGAAGCTCTTGCGGACATCGCCGAAGAACTTCGCGCAGGCGACGGCCTTGGGTCCAAGTCCCGCGGCTTTGTGCGCAGCATGCTGAACTGGATGGTGAACCTGGCCAACGATCTGGGCCTCCGAAAGGTCGCCCAGGCCCTGCGTCAGATGTCGTTCACCGAGGCTGAGAAGCTGGTGTACGAATCTGTCGAAGCCGCGCTGGACGGCCGCGCCGCGCCGACGTCCCGTGGCCCGCGCTTCTCTTCTGACCGCGCACCCGCTGAAAAGCCTGAGACGGAGGAAGCGCCCGTTGAGACCCCCGAGGAGGCGCCCGCCCGGCTCGGTGTGCGTGAGATCCGCGAAGCCACGGCCGACGCGATGATGCGCCACAACATCGAGAACGACGTGGCCGCCAAGATCGTGAGCACCATGGCCTCGGCCGTGCTGCCCACAGCCAAGGGTGAGTTCAACATGCTGCATCGCAGCATCGGCACGCAGTTCCACAAGGCCACGATCAACCCGATGTTCAAGAAGGTGTTCGACTCCGTGCAGAAGTACATCGGCGACATCGCCGTGTTCGCTTCCCGCGCAGAGCGTGCGGCCCCCATCATCTTCCCGGGCTCTGCCAAGGGCTCGTATGGCAAGGGCCTCAGCCGGGCGGAGAACACCCGCGTGGGCAAGATGCTGACCGACGGCACCCTGGACATCGGCAAGAACCCCGAGACCGGTCTGGAGTGGACTGACTCGGAGCTGCTGGACACCAAGCGTAACAACGACGGCGAGATCGAGAGCAACCCGAAAACCAAGAAGCCTTGGACCTTGGAGGAGGTCCGCGAGGCGCTGTCGGCCAACCCGTACAACGGGCGCGTCTGGACCGATGAGGAACTGCGCAGCAAGTATGGCGCGAGCGACCGCGAAGTCATGGCGTACCAGCAGGCCCGCAAGGCCCTGGAGCAGTCCCTGATCGACACGGCCAAGGGCCAGATCGCTGCGCTGGCCCAGGTGGGCAAAGCGGACCTCGCGCTGGTGCAGGCCCTGGCCAAAGACGCAACCAAGAGCCTGGCCGACATGGTGGAGATCCTGGGCCCGCAGGTGAACGAGAAGACCGAAGCCAGCATGAAGGCGGTCGCAAGCCAGGTCAACGGGCTGCTGGCCGCCGGTTACGCGCCGCTGATGCGCTTCGGCAACTGGGCTGTCACAGCCAAGGACGCCGACGGCAAGGTGGTCTTCTTCCACCTGGTGGATAACGCCGCCGAGGCGCGCACCCTGGCCAAGGCCCTGGAGAAAGACCCCGAGATCAAGTCTGTCTCCCATGGCATCATGAACAACGAGCAGCACAAGATGTTCCGCGGCATGACGCCCGAGACCGCCCAGCTCTTCGCTGAAGCGATGGGCGCCGATGGCACCGAGGGCGTGCAGGACTTCCTGCGCCTGGCGGTCGACAGCCGCTCCACCCTGAAGCGCATGATCAAGCGTGAGGGCGTGGCCGGTTACTCGACGGACGCGACGCGCACCTTGGCGTCATTCCTGACCAGCAACGCTCGCCGTGTCACGACCTCGATCAACATGCCCGAGGTCAACCGTGCAATGCGCCAGAAGGGCTTGACCGGGGACGTGCAGCGCGAGGCGCAGCGCTTGGTGGACTACGTGACCGACCCGGTCGAGGAGGCCGCCGCGCTGAAGGGCCTGATGTTCACGATGTACCTGGGCGGCTCCATCGCCTCTGGCGTGGTGAACATGCTCCAGCCCGTGATGATGACCTTCCCCTACCTGAGCCAGTGGGGCGCCCGGCGCGCCGGCAGCGCGATGACTCAGGCCACGAAGGATGCCTATGAGTTCCTGACCACGAAGGAGGGCGCTGACCCGGCCAAGCTGTCACCGATGCAGCAGGCTTTGAACCGGGCCCGGGAAGCCGGCCACCTGGACCCGGCTGAGATGTACCAGCTGATGGCCGCGGCCCAGCAGGGTGCAGGCTCGTTCACCGGTCAGAAGCTGGCCCGCCTGTGGGGCATGAACTTCCAGCTCTCGGAGGCCTTCAACCGCACCGTGACCTACGCGGCCGCGTACCGGATGGGCCAGGAGATGACTCAGGAGCAGCGAGACAAGGAAGTCGGCAGCGACGATGTGACCGTGGAGGAATTCGCGGCCCACGCCATCAGCACGACCCAGGGCCTGTACAACAAGGGCAACCGCCCGAACTGGGCGCGCTCTGCGGTGGGCTCGACCGTCTTCACGTTCCGCCAGTACAGCATTCACTACGTCGAGTTCATCAAGCGCTTGTGGGGTGATCGTCTGATCCCACGCAAGGCCGCTGTGGTGGCGCTCGGCATCCTGATGCTGATGTCTGGCGCCGGGGGCCTGCCGGGCGCCGACGACCTCGACGACCTGGTGGACAGCTTCGGGCACCTGCTGGGCTACGGCACCAACTCGAAGCGCTGGAAGCACGAGCTGCTGACGGAGACCTTGGGCTTCAGCGACGCTGTGGCGGACGTGGCCCTCCACGGCCTGGCTCCGGCCAACCTGGGCAGCCGCCTGGGCGTGGCCAACATCTTGCCTGGCACCCGGGCTCTGGATCCGGCCCGCACGGACAAGTGGCAGGAGGTGGCTGACGTCTTTGGCGCGCCGGGCTCGCTGATCATGAACTCGCTCAAGGCCGCCCAGGCCCTGGCCGAGGGGGATGTCACGAAGGCCGCCAAGATCACGATGCCCACGGCGCTGTCCAACTTGCTCAAGGCCGGTGAGATCCTGACCACGGGTGAGTACCGGGACAACAGCGGCAACAAGGTGGTCGATGCTGACGCCGCTGACGGCCTGCTCAAGGCGGCGGGCTTCAACCCCGTGGCCGCGTCCAAGCGAAGCCAGATCCTGGCCGAGGAGAAGCCTGACACCGACGTCTACAACTGGAAGAAGCGCTCCTTCGTCCACGACTACGCCCGGGCCATGGTGGACCACGACGCCGGGGCGCTGGCGGACGTGCGGGCCGCGCTGCGCGACTGGAACCAGGAGAACCCTGAGCTGGCCATCAAGCTCAGCCAGCAAGCCATCGCGGGCGCCGTGAAGCAGATGAAAATGGACGCTGACCAGCGCACCATCAACTCGGCTCCGAAGGCCCTGCGCGCGAAGCTCCGGCAAGACCTGAGCCAGTAA